AAAATTAGGAGCATGTTGTTGCGAGTCATGTGAATGTGTTGATAATGCAGAATCAGCAGCCTGCACATCAAGCGACGAGTGTGGTAACTGTACTTGGTATCAAGAAAAATCATGTGATTTAATTTGTGATTACGAACCAGAGTGTCCGAATTGTCCTCAAGGAAACAACAGAATTTCATGGCATATTTTTGTTTCTACTGGTGATGCATTTGGGGGCGAAAAAAGAGTATGGGGCGGATATGATGAAGGTGATACAGTACATGAGTTTGGTCCGGCAATAACGAGAGAAAATGATGGGTTCTGGAATACCTATGGTTGGTATTCTTACTCTGGTGCTTGGTCACAGGTGCAAGCTCCGCAAGCGGAAAGGATGTTCTGGTTTAATAATCCATACACTGGTCTTCATCGTCTCATTGCAAATATTGAAGGCCAAGAGGCTTGTCATAATCAAACATTAATGACCATCACCACAAATGATTGGGGAACAATAGGAATACAGGATGAGAATAATGGAACGCATTATGTCTCTGAAAGAGGATTGGTGTCCCATGCTATTTTAAGACCAGGTGAAACCATATGGGAAGAGGATAATAGCGATTGGTTATTTTGGGATATCACTGGATTAGATTTACCATTTATTCTGCCATATATACCATCATTGAATGAAATGGCATTTGTAAACAATCAAATGAATCAAAGTCCAGCATTAAATGTTGCGTTGAGTAATTCAGGATTCAGTGGCAAATATTGGACATCATCAACACCAAAAGGTGAAAATTATTCAACAACCGCGTACACTTATTACCTTGGAATTGGTGGATTAGTTGAGGATAGATTAGTCATTGAAAATAATACGGCGAATCCACCTGCAAATGAAAATAAGAGTAGAAAATTTGTTAGAGTAATGGAAACCCAACAACTTCCATTTAATATTGAGGGCGATTTAGAGATTGGTCAGAGTTATGGATCAGGTTTAATATATGCGGGTGAGTTTACTCCCGGCTGCTCAAGAATATATGACGGGCAAGCAGGAGGGGAAGTTTGTAGCAATCCACTTCCAAGCGGTCCTTGCTGTAATTGTAAAAATTGTAGTGAGGTTTCAAACTCATATACTTGTCTCCATAAAGGAACTGATAGATATTGGCCTTGGGAATCAACTGATGTTGAACATGGGTATATGTGGAGAGGTGATAAATTTGACACTGAAAATATGACCTCTTTTGGTGGCGCTGTTTGTGATGTGGATTGTGATACTGTAATTGAAAATAATATAAAATGGGAAGTTACAGCAGATGATGCACTTGTCACATACTCTCCAGCAATCGCGTGTACCGACGCGACATTATACTTAGATAATTCTTCAAATCAAAATACATACTTTCAACATTTACTTCCAACTGGAACATGTTGTAAAGGAGATGGAACTTGTCCGGAATCAAAGAAGTGTGATTGTGATGGTTACAAATGGGAGCCGGTTACTGATTTAGGTGGCGACTGCTTGGCAACATGTGGTGAACCGCCCGTTGAACCTAATTGTTGTGATGATAATGATGACGGAACAAGTGACTATTGGTGTTTAGATTGTCCAGGCGGAAATTGTTCTGGATGTTTTTCCGGCACTTCTAATGGAGATTTAGACTTAAATTCATATTCTGGATGTAGATCAATATATTCTGCATCTGGTGTAAACGCGATCATTGCAAATGAAACCACTTTCGATACTACCAATCCCGGAGTTATGAAAAAGGACACTACAAATCCCGTTGATTTGAATCCGTATGAAGCAAGTGGTTGTCCCTGCACCGAGAAAGTAAGTCTTAGAGATTGCTTAGAAGATCAAGACAATCCAGACTGTGATGTGAAGTGTTGCGAATGGCACGGTCATACTGATGGCGACTATGATTGGAATGGAAATAATATTTACAATGATAATTTCCCAGATCCAATCAACTATCCTTTCTCAGAAGTCCCCGGAAGAAATCCAACTAGCGGAAGAGATTATGTCAAACCTACTGAAAGTCAATCAGATAAAGATCTTGGACTTTGCCCAACTTGGTCATTTGAAACTGACGGAACAATAAACACTTGGCCAGGAAGTAATCTTCCTTACGGTGGCTGGAATGATTCGGTTAGTTGTGATGCGGATGGTTATTCAGACAATGAATACTCGGCGTTTGTTTCCGGAACTGCTTTTGATTCGTTCTCATATCGTTGCACTCCATACTCTGGAATACTGCAATCAGGAGACACTGACTGGTGGACCGTTGATGCAGATGGAGATGGAACTTTCGATAGTTGGGAAATTCCAGTAGGCAATAACGCAATTAATCCATCATATGCAAGAAAGTTTAAACTATCATATCAAACAAATAATGCTAAAGATCACGTTCAGGTTATTCAACTTCCTTGGCCAAAGGGAGCGAAAGATGAAAATGAAGCATGGTCAAGAGTCAGATGTTATTTAAATTCTATCAGAACCGGAATTTGCAATAGTCAAGTTGATCCAATGGTAAATGGTGATTTACATAGTTGGTTGAATGGATTTATAATTGATGATCATAGCCAAGATAGTTCTGTAATTAAACAGTCAAATGATTCTGTTAAATTCTTAGGATATGCTCCTTCTGAACATTGGGTTCTTTATGATTCTGGTTGTGTTAACACTACTGAGTCTATTCCTAATAATGGAGACAAGGGGGAAGTTGAAGTAGACACAGGAACATACTCAGTGTGCGTTCCTTACAACTACACCGCTTGTCCATTGAGAATAGACGAAAAACAAATTAGATCACATCACTTTGCAACTCCTAGAGAAAATGAAATAAATGAAAGAATAAAAGAAGGTTATGGACCTGGTGGTCAAGGACCTCTTCCGGCGATTGTAATAAACTTTAATGACTGCGATAATTCAGGATCTTCTACAGATTGGTATGCTAGAGTTTCTGAATGCGGAGGAAGAAGTTGCCTCTTTGGTCCGGATAGCACCATCAGCATTGGTTCAAAGCCAAGTTCAGTTTGTGAAATATTAGAAGATGCATATGGCGGCCAGTTGCCGCCTGGCATTCAAAGTCCTTGTTCAGATGAAGCATCCTTTAGAAGAGACTCCTGTAAAACTGGATTAGATTCAGAAGGAAACATTAAAGGTTATTGTGCATGTGATAATAATCAAATTGGTTATCTCAGTGCAAAAGAGTGTTCAGAATATTCGACTGCTTCGTCGGTGACTTGTAATTGGATTTCTGACAATATTGATACTAGAATTGATGATTCATTGTGTGATTGTGATTGTGCTGATTGTCTCTATCCGAATCCATCATTGAATGCTGATGGAACCGGAGACGATCTAGACTATCTTGAGAATGAAAAATATTATCCTTCTTCTTGCTGCATGTGTATGGGAGAGAATGGATGGCCTGGAAATGTTGGCCAACCTTTAACTTTACCTTTCTCAAATCTTACTGGAAGTTATGGTTCATGGAACGATTTCTTTGAATCATCCAGCGAATGGTCTTCCTCTAATTATAAAGGACCAGACTTAGTTGGTTGGTTATGTGGATGGAACAGCATTGCTCACCAATTTGCAAAAGATCCACAGGTCTGGTTAACAGACCAAGGTTGCTGGGCAAAAACTTTTAGAAATTGTTTAGATGTCACCACATGTCCTGCTTTGTTTGGAGTTAATGGTTGGGATAATTCTGAGGATGTCGGATGTTACAGTCCAGGCACTCATGGAAACTTCTGCAACGGTGAGTTTATTACAAATGTAATGAAATTAAATACTCCTTTAGATTGTGAAGGTTGTCAGTTAGGATCCATATCAATGAGTGATGGAGAACCTGCAAGATCGATTGATAATACTCAAGGAAATGATTTAACAGGAAGAAATTTAAGAGGCGTTCCAAAGAGAAATGAAATATGTTCTTTATCTTCTGCGCCTCCGCCCGATGATGATGATTCGCGTGCCTATGGTGCTTGTTTCGCTCATGATCCAGAGCAGTTTATTTGCTGTAGATCTAATAATCCGGGAGATTCGAGTTGTGATTATAACTACAATGTTTGCACCAATCCAAATATTAATTTCTTTGAATATAAAGAAGATGGTTCAGTACAGTCAATTAACTCTGGCAGATTTGAACAGGGTTGGGGATTTGTAGAGTATTCATGCCCAGATGGTTATGAACCGAGATCATATTTTGGAAGCGCCGGCGATACATCTTTCCCTCCGTTTGTAGATTTTTGGAATGATTACAGAAGTGCTAGTAGATGGGACTATAATAAAGATCCTCGAAGTCAAGAGTATCTAAAACCAGACGGAACTTACCGGTCTGATTCATTGCCTGCTGTTTATCTTCCGTATGATATACAAAGAGTTTGTTTTGACGAGTGGACACCTTACGGTACAGACATTCCTCAGTTCATGACAAGGGAAATGTGTGAATCCAAATACAATCCAAATCTGCAAGGTTTAGATGGTATTAATAGATCAGAAGAATTTAGACCAATCTTCTTTGAAGATGCCCAAATTAACGGTGCTTGTGCTAGACATGGTGTTGCAGATTTAGGAAATGAAGAAGGTGATTTCAGAACAAAATGTGAACCAATATATGAGGGAATTGCATGTAGCACACCAATGGATTCAAATATTAATGATAATCCTGGTCTTGGTTGCGGTCAACTTTGGCATGGCGCTGGCCTTGACAAACCTAATATAATTAAAATACCAGCAAGAACAATCGAAGGTATCGATGATGATATGTGGCAACCTTACGGTAAACATGTTGGGGTGGTATCACACACTGATTATCACTGGAGTAATAAAAGATGTGGCTTATTTTGTTGTCCTGAAGCCTACGAAGCGGCCGAATGTCCACCATATGCCAAAAATGTGCGCAAGACGCCCACTATTGCAAGTTGGAATAGTATTATTCCCGGTCACCATCTTTTGAGTTGTTCCGGCAACCAAGAAGCCTGTCGAGATTGGGCAAATCAAGGCGGATATATTACAAGTTGTTTACCAGCCTCTTTCGATGATCCATTTGGATTGGGTGAGGCCGTGATTGGACCAAACGGAGAATATATGGCTCAGTTTGGTTTCTTAGATGGAAAATATAAATGGGTTGGTGAAGCAACAAATTACACCGGAGCATGTGACGGGTGGGGAAGAACATCAGATACTATGGATGATGATTTCCCAGAGGCTACAGAGATTGATGAATGCCCCGCTGCGTCATGCGTACCCGATCAGGTCCCCTTCTCGGGGTTCTGGTCAGGTCTGACTGTATGTCCCAATTGGCATCAAGATTATGGCGTTGACGAACAAGGTTGCCAGGCGCCATGTGAGTTTTCAAGTTGTATAGATCACTGCACCTCTGGACAATGTTGCTGTGATAGTGAGGAATGTTCCGGCCAAGGTCAAGGATTGGGTCAGTGTACTGATGGTTGTTGTGAATCAACTGGTGGTGGGGGACCAAACCCCTGAGCAGATCAAGGTAAAATAAATAATGAAATTCAGAAAAAGATATAACAATCAAGAAAATATTTTAAAAAGATCTACGAATCTTCAGAACAATAACGAAAATGGATGGAGTGTTTCCCAAGAAAATCCATTAGTGCCACCTTCGTATCATAAGCAAAATAATCAAGGGCCACAGAAAAGTTTTCCACCGCAAAATTCAAACACCTGTAGGACCTCTATTGAAAATATAAATCCAAATCCTGGCGGAGAATTGAATTTTACACCACTTGAATGTAAAGCAGGAAGTAATCAAAGTAATCCTATTCTTGGAAGTTTTTGTTCAGATTTTCACCAATGGAATGATCCTTTAATGATTGAGTTTTTTGGTGGTGAACAAAATGATATTATTTATATGGGAGGCAACTACGATGAAACTTGCGTCGAGGACGATGGCGATAGACTAGGAGCTTGTTGTCAAGATAATGGCGCTTGTTCGGCTTGGGATGAATCTACTCAAGGCCCATGTCCCGGACAGTTTCATCCTGGCGCTGATTGTGCTGATGGCCCATGTGAATATAATTTCGATGGTGGAAAGTGTTGGATATTCGGAAGTCATGTGGGTTATCTAGATGGAAAGAACTCTGACGATCAATGGTCTGGTCAAAATGAATATGATTCGTATTATCATGGATATTATGGAGTTAAAGGTCCAAGAGATGCTTATCATTTAAATGAAGACAATGCTTTCAGAAACACTCTTGTAAATTATGAATCTCTATGGTATGGTTGGAAAGATCCCACCGTCGAAGGAGCAGAAGGAGCCGATGGCACTGAAGTTCCTTATATGCCCCATAGAGAATATTGGGGAGCTAGAAAATTAATCGCAAACGGTCACGAATATCCTTGCTGGGATTCTGATATGGGAGCAACCAAAGAATTATGTGAAAGATACTTTAATTATACAAATGGAGACTTAACCGCTGTAGGTATTTGGGTCAGTGATGATGATTTTATTGAAATGCGAAAATCTCATTTAAGCAGGTTCATGACGGAAAGTGAAGCAGAACAGCGAGCATTTTTGGATCTCACCGGTCATACAACTGCGGAGATTCCGAAATATCCTAATCAACCTCAAACTAAAGAAGAGATGCAAATATATAAGTTTCATGGTTTACCTCCCGGAAACAGATGTTTCGAATCGGGTCGATTTGCTCCAGGCGGCGAATCCACTATGTCTCCAACAGATTTTGGCAATAAACTGCAAAAAATGCAAATGTTTCTTGAATCTGGAATTCCTGAAGATTTAGTAACAATACCACTATATCAGCAAGAGTATTATGGTGCTACAAACTTAGAAGAGTTGTGGGATCATTGCTTGGACTCGATTCCCGATGATTTAGAGACAAGGGCTAGTAAAAATTTATGGATGTTTGGGATGAGGAATTCGGTGCTTCCGGAAGATTGGCCGACGACCGGAGGTCCGCCCGATCCCCACGGGGGGTTGCCTGATGAAGATGAGAATCCATATGAAGGATTTAATATACAATCGTACTTATGGTGGAGAAATCTTACACCAGAATGTACTAGGTGGGCTAATTTTATAGGAAATAAAACGATTTACTCTGGAATAGATTTTAGAGATGTTACAAATTATGCCACTAAAAGTTCTCATCCCGATGATTATTATGAGATTGGCCATCACACTTGGCATTCCCCAACGAAATTGTGTTGCGTGCAGGAAGACGGATGGGGCATTGGGTGTTTGCAATGTGCTAATGATGTTAGTCTCGGATGCCAAAATTGCGATGGTGCCAATCCTGACCCCTGCTGTGACTGGATAGGTGGTAACTGTTTCGAAGGCGACGGCGAAGACGGCGGTTCAATTTTCAAATGGAATGGGATGAAGACAATGGTAGCGAACACATTAACTACATTAGCCCATTGGGGTCATTTTCCTTGGAAGTGTAGGTTAGGTAGATGGTGCCCTGACTGCTCGCATGGACTGGAAGCCCTCGCTGCTCCTCAGTGGAGGGATCTCGCCGAATCTTTTGTGCGGCATACTGGCACAGATAATGAGAATGATCTAGACTCTGTGCCTGCAAGGAGGGGATCATTGGTAGGAATGGGCATGGGATATAGTAATGAGTGGACTGCTTTTACTTCCAATTATGGCTATCCTGGCATTGGCAATGCCGTGGGTGCAGCGAGGAGAATGATTGGCGAATTGATGCAGCAGTATCATTGGGCAAGTGATATGTATCAATCACTTGCAGAAACCTTCGATCCGATGTATAGTAATGCGTGGAGAATATTTGAGAGGGAACTAGAAGAAAGAACTTGTAATTATTTTCATAATTATGTTTCCCCGTTACATCCAGATAATATATGTCTTTCAAAATGTAACAAGGTGATCTGGGAACAGACAGATGAAGGCGATTGGGAGTCCGGTCAAGATGGCAAGGCATTAATAGGAAGTTTAATAACAAATTTTGCCGACTCGGTTTACTGGGATCGAGCCAGGAGGTGGTTGAATTTAGCCTCTGCTGCTTGTGCTGGTTTTGGCGGAATTGGAGGCGGATTTGGGTCGGACGAGGATGATGTGTGGACTACCCACGAACAGCTGGTCGGCAATATTGTGAATTGTATCAAAAATGGCGGTGGTTGGTCTAAAGGCTCCTCATACGCGAACACATGTGCTTCGGCCCAACACCATATACAATATGTCATGTGCGGAGGCGAAAATGGGCTGGGGCCAGCATGGCAATTTGGTTGTGGTGGTGGTCTCGGTGGTGAGGACAATATGAGGTACATGATGCCATATTCTGGTGGAATAAAGGCCGGAAACTTCTTTTCAGATTCCATTGAATGGGATGAAGTATGGGGATATCCATATGGAGGCAAACCCTTTACAAATCGAGAGCTTCCAAGATTTGCTGATGAAGATGGTGAGGGGACAAGTACATTGAGGCAAGGATCTTGTTACTTAGCCGATGATCGTTGTATTGCGACAACAGAATGGATGTGTAATAATCATCTAAAAAGAACTGTAGGACTCGGGGACGGATGGAAAGCAATTGGCACAATCTATACCGAAAACGGCACTGTGTGGGATTATGATATCGGTGCCCGGCCGGACGCATGTAATCCGGAGTGGTGGGCAGAACCGTGATACTAGAAAGGACAAATAAATGGCAAAACCAGTAAAACAATACAATCAAGATAATCCTTTAGGAAGCTGCTGTTATTATGATGAAAATAAAAATAAAGCAGTTTGTGAAGACGGTATCACTAAAATAGAATGTCGAGAAAAAAATAAAAACTCTAAGAACAGATGGAACTCAAGAAAATGCAATAAACGAATTGCAATGAAAGATGATCTTTGCTGTAACACTTGTGGACAAGGAAGTAAGGATGCCGACGTTGTTAAAAAATTAAGTAAAATACAAAAAGGAAAAACTCAATTTAGATCAAGAGTTGATGAGGGATCAATCATCCTAAGCGAAAATCCCAATATAGATTGTAGAAATTCAGCAGAAGACAGATATAGAAAAGAATTAATGTTAACGGCGATGAATTGTAGAGGAACAGAAATTTGTCAGCAAGAGGCAAGAGATGTTGCTAACTACATTAGAAATATTTCTAAAGAAAAATGTGAAGTTTGTGCCAATAGAAATAAAGAAAATTTAATTTCAGATCTCAAATCTTACTATAGTTGTCTTTGCGTTCTAAACCAAACGAAAGAACAACAGTTGTTTGATTTGTTTAAAGAAAATGTTTGTCTATGCAATTCTTCTGAAGAGACATTTGAAGAAACCATATTATCAAAAGAACTAAATAAACTTATTTTGGAATGGAAAAGTTTAGACGACAAATGTAAATCTATTCTTCCAGAAGACGGGCCAACAAAATTAAAAGAAGAAATAACTGAGGGGTGTTGTTGTCATTATGTGAAAAGGGGAAGATCGGAAAAAAATTATAATTCAGAACAATTAAGAAGATGTTTACCAATGACGAAAAGAGACTGCAAAAAGGTAATAAATTACCAAACTATCTGGAAGGATTGCAAGGACTCTGATTGTTCTAAAAATTGTGTGGCTGCAAACAAACCAGCAAAGTGTGGTTCATGTGATCCTACTTATAGTCCGACTCCTGTTTCTACTCCAAGAAGATCAACTCCATCGGCTCCATCGACGCCATCAACTCCATCGACGCCATCGGCCCCTTCGGCGCCTTCGGCTCCTAGCACTCCGAGCTACGGTGGTGGATACTAAATATAAGAAGGAGATTCCTTTTGGAATTTAGAAAAAGACATAACAACCAAGAAAAAAAGGTTAGAAGATCTGATTACAGCACCAAGAAAAGTGGTGGTGAAAACAGATTAAATATGTCATATGAAAATGGATGGAGTGTTTCCCAAGAAAATCCATTAGTGCCACCTTCGTATCATAAGCAAAATAATCGAGGGGCCCAAAAAAGTTTTCCGCCTCAAGTTTCAAATACTTGCAGGACTTCTGTTGAAAATATAAATCCAAATCCTGGCGAACAATTGAATTTTACGCCACTTGAATGTAAAGCAGGAAGCAATCAAAGTAATCCGATGTTGGGCAGTTTCTGCTCAGATTTTCATCAGTGGAATGATCCTTTAATTATTAATATGACTCCTAATGAAACCACTGCAATTTACATGGGAGGCAACTACGATGAAACTTGCAGTGACAAAGATTTAGGTGGAGCTTGTTGTAGCACAGAGAATAGTACATGCACAGATGTTGCTGACGCAGAAGAATGTGCAGATCTAGGAGGCGATTATCAGGGAAGCGGAACTTCATGTGACGCAGAGGGAATTTGCGAATATGATTTTGAAGGCGGAAAGTGTTGGTTCTTTGGGGGACATGATGGTTATGTTGAACATGAAACATATTCCGATTTCTCTACTCTCACAGGATTCTATCACGGATATCCTAGCTTGACAATCGCCGAGGACGGAAGACCAGTACATCTTAGTGGCGGCCCAGGAGGAACAGAAAATCCTTATGCGTTTGAGAAAACTATTGGTGAATTAAGTTGGTTTGATATTGGTTGCTGGGATTCTGACATGGGAGCAACCAAAGAATTATGCGAACAATACTTCAATTTCACAAATGCAAATCTGGAGAGTCAGGAAGTTGTAGGTCTTTGGCTCACTGATCAAGAATTTTATGATAAAAGAAAATCTACTTTGATGGCCGTGCATAATTTAGAAGAACCTGAGGCAGAAAGAAGAGCGATGTTGGATCTTACTGGTTATCCTGCTCCTCCTTTGCCATATGGAGTCGATGCTAATAATATTGAATTTCATGGTCTACCTCCCGGTAATAGATGTTTTGATGGAAATCCTAGAAATTCTCAGGGCGGTTCATTGGCACATGTTCAATCACAAGGAATGTACCGAATATGGGCCCAAAAATCAGACATGGCAAGATTTTTCCTTTCCTCGGGAATTCCTGAAAATTTAGTAACAATACCACCTGCTTTACGACCTAATTATGGTGACGCAGCAAACATGAAGGAGTTGTGGGATTTATGTCAAGAAGAAGGAGGAGACAAAAACTTACCTCACTTTGGTTTAGTAGGTATAGATGGTTTTACTAATCGTTATAATGATCAGATTTTACCATACAACAAACCATACTGTAGTAAGTATATCGATTACCTAAGTAGACTTTCTTATTCAGGACAAGAATTTAGAGATTATGATTACCTTGATGAAGGTTTGCCTAATTATCTGTATGGATCGGAAGGATCATATAGGTCTTTCAGGTTCACAACTTGTGAACGTGAAGGGGGCTTTTGGGTAAACTGTCATGTATGTCCCGCAGTTAACTGCGATGATCCTCCTCCCGGCGTTCCGAGAGAGTGCTGCGAAAATGCACAGTATTTTAGTTTTCCTTGGAAGAAGTCTGGGGCCGAAATTGTTCATGCCCCCACCAATCCTATGATGGTGCCTTGGGCAATTACATCTCATGATGTCCATGAGTGCGATGGCGAGGATTGTGGTCATTATGGAACTTGTCATATGGATGTGACTAGAGATCATTTGAAATGGAACATGGATAATCGTGTAACGGACGAGGGCCTCCTTCAGAGGGGTCCCGGACTTTATGAGTCATATTATGCAGACATTTATAACTTAGGAAGCCCAGGCGGAGTTGATGCTTCACCATACAATCTAACTCAAATACGTTTATGGTATTTGTTCGCCGGTTTTGGATTTGCACATATAATAGATGGATTTCTTTTTGGTTCTGATCAGCCAGAGTATCAATATGATGATCAAACTTGGATAAATTTCTTAAATACTTATATAGAACAGTCATGTGATGAATGGGCTCAATACTATGGACCAGTGCATCCCAATAATATCTGTGTTAAATTTTGCCCCTATGCGGCCGCAGGCTCTCCGCCAGGATCTTTTAGGAATCTTCGCTTTCTTGATCCTTGGAATATTTATGGAGGGAATAATGGTTGGTATAGCTGGTTCCCAGGCTGTGAGAATCTTACTTTCTTCGGTGGCGTATTTGGGGATGCCGGTTGGGGATGGTCTCCTGGCTTTAATACTGCGGAAGAAGTCGAGGAATGGTATGAGACAATTTACGATATGCATGATTGCCTTCGTACAGGTGGTATATATGAAACAACATCATGTAATAATATGGGAGGCCTGGATTGTGGTATCGGAGGTTGGGGCTGGTGGAGCCACTATTGGGATTATGCTTGGGGTCTAGTGGCGCCATGGGAGTTGGATTCGACATCTAACGGATATGCTTACAAGCGATCAAAGACTGGATATTTTCCGTATGATGGACAAGGAAACCTCGATGAAACTGGAACAGGAACAAGCACAAATCGAATGGGATCTTGTTACTTAGCTGATGGTCGTTGCATGATGACAACAGAATGGATGTGTAACAATCATATAGAAAGAACTGTAGGACTTGAAGAAAGAGGATGGGAACCTCTTTCTAATTATAGTCAAAATTCTGACAATATTCCAAGTGCTTGTCCGCCTTATATTCCATAAAAAGTTTTGTGTTGTTAATTAAGTTTTAATTATATCAACTAAATATAGTAAAAGGAAATAATTTATGCCTCTTGGATATACAGCTTACTTTGGAACCAGTGCGTTAGTGCCTTATACTGGGCCTACTGGTTCTATTGGAAAACAGCCAAGAGGAAAAGATGGAACTGGTGGTGCTACAGGCGGAACAGGAAACACAGGACCGAGAGGAATAACAGGTCCCACCGGAACCACAATTATTGGAACTTATCTTCAAGATGATCCTTCAAAACCTGCATATGGTTATCATGTAATTGAATTTGGAACTATTGGTCCGGTTCTCGGAGGAAGTCGAGTTGTAGCGACTGCCGCTCCAAGAGGTCTTACAGGTAAATATGGAGTTGTGGTTGGAACCACGGCAAATATTGGAAATACCGGAGGCGGTCAAACAGGATTTGTTAGAGGATTTACTTGGGGAACATATAATCCAGTAACAGGAATTTGCGGCGGAACATTAAGTTTTGCTAGAATATGTGCCAGTGGAGACTTTGTTCTTTACTCAGATTCTTCTCTTGGAATAGGAACCGGCGATTCGGATACGATGATAGGAATCAGTGGTCCAGCAGCGGCATATTATGGAACAGTGATCGGACAGTCTGTTGGCGAAATTGCATATCTTTCAGATAGAAAAAATGCAAAGGACGCTTATGGTTTAACTGCAAGTAGTGGTGCTACTGCTCTGAGTGGTTTGACTTGGGGAACAATAACAAGTAAATTTGTAAATCATTCTGAAAGATTTCATATTCATGGAAGCCCCTTAAATGGAGTTCAGAAAGATCCATTCTACATTTCAACTACCACCGGAAATGTTCACCTACTATATCCGCCGTTTAGATTAGATGGCATTACTATGGACTTCCACACTTCCAAACATCCAATTACATATAAGCCACAATGGAGTGGAGATGATATCACGAATACGGGAAACACAGCGGAATATGGAGAGTCAATTAATGTAACTCTGATTGTAGATGGTGGTCCTAGAGGAATTGCTTTCGGTGATGGTTTCTTCTTCACAGAGGAACCAAGTTTTACTCATGGAAGAGATATTCTTAATTGCTTGAGTTATGATAACGGAAAGAATTGGTTCGTAACTATGGCAGGAGCAGGCTACGGTGTGTCCGGACCAAAGGAGTCTGAAGCAGCCGTAGGATCTTGTTGTAATACAGAGTTACAAGACTGTCAAGATTTTGTAAGAAAATCAGAGTGTCCATCAAATTATAGTTGGTTAGAAAATGTATCTTGTGCTTCTAGGCCTCATTGTGTTGCAACAGAAGATATAGATACAGTTTGGGGTTCATGTTGTGTAAATAAAAACACAGAAACAGAATCTACAGAATCTTTATGCGTAGGTGGTCTTGGCCCATTAGATGATCCTAATTATATGACTCAAGAAAAGTGCGAAAGGTTTGGAGGACTGTTTAGAAGATTTGTTCCTTGCGATCCAGAGTTATATCCATGTGGAGATCCATGTGATGAAAACTTTGGCAAACTTGGAGCTTGTTGTGAATATGATGCAAATGGACAGAGTGTTGGTTGTTCTCGTTTGACTGCGTTTGAGTGTGGATTGTTGCTTGAAGCACCAGCATTTACCGTATATAACGGAGATAATACTTTCTGCACAAACAGTTCATGTTGTCAACATGAATTACAGGTTGGAGCTTGTTGTCTTGGAGAAAATTCTTGTTTAGATCAGGTGAAACCAATTGAATGTGTAAATACGTTTAATGGAACATACATGGGTCACAATACTAGTTGTGAAACTGTTTCTTGTACATGTCCGCCTGAAAATGAAATAGGTCCAGGCTATTGTATAGCGTGTTATAGGGCCCTTGGAGGAATTGAAGAATGTCACTGTTGTAATCACGTGCCGGTAGATGGTTGTATTCGTTATGAAGTATATGGTTATGATTATGCAGATACAGTATTAGGTTATAGTTGTAGTGATATTGATCAAACAAATTGGGGACAAGATACTGAAGGTATATTTGATACCTCTCTACCACAGCACCCAGTCATTCAAGAAGAATATCAGGATCCAATTGTAATAATGGGAACATGTTGTTATACTTTCTTCACAGAAGATGAAGATACAGGCGAACAAACCGTTCACTTAAATTGTGAAGGAAATGTTCCAAAGGGAGACGATGGAAATGATGCCGGATCTTGTTACGCTCTTTGGGCTGGAGGAAATAATGGTGAATTTGATCCTCAAGCCAAAATAGACTGGTGGTGGAATGAAGAAACATGTTCATGTGTCGATCCTTGTTATGGAACTGCTGGTGATGTAGGACTTCCCGGTTCAGATTGTTCATGTCGTCCTTATGATTTAGATACTGGATGTTTCACGCCTGAAACTGGAAATTGTGAACCATTAGAGTAGAGGAGTAATATATGCCTGTGAAAACAAATAAAACTAGAAGACGACCTTTTGGATCGTGCTGCATATATCCCTTAGAAAATTCTTGCACAACAGAATTAGATTTTTCATGTTTCAATGTTACATCATCAACATGTAATAATATAAAAGAAAAATTAGAAAGACAATATGGTTATGGTTCTTATGGTGTAAACTTTACAGAAGGAAAGTGCTGTTGCAGTACTGAAGATTGTGGAGGATCAACAAAAGCTCCACCGAAAGATTTTATAGGTCTTAATTTCAATCAATGTATGACAAAACTTAACGGTCCAAATGCATTTGAATGCGGCGGACCTTGTAAAGATAATGATTGTCAGTATAGAAGAACTGGCTCTGGATATGATTGTGTTTTTGATTGTAACTGTTCAGCAGTCAGTTCAAACAATACAAATGACGACTCTGCTTTTGTTCAAAATGAATGTTGCTCATGTAATCCTGATTGCAACTCTAGTAAGTCTAAAAATAATTTCTGTTCTACAACAGAGTCTAATTGTGAAACCTCTTGTGAAAATTGTCCTCCTATTGCATTCGTTCCGGGAGGCGCTTGTTGTTGTCAGGACGCATCGTCTAATGGTTTTCCTTCATGCGATGATTGCATCTCATGTTCATATACCACAGAAATGCAATGCAGAGAAATACAAAATCATCCAAATGATTGCGAAAATCCGTTAGGACAACCGGGTTCATATCCATGTAATTGTACATTTTATCCTGAACAGACTTGTAATGAAACAGGAGTTACAGGATGTGTGGGATATAATGGCACAGATGAAGAAAAATATACCCCATTGATAGTGCCTGTTCTTGGAACGCGAGTCCCTCCAAAAATGATTTCAGTATCAGGAATAACTCCAGTTCCAGTTTCAAGAGAACAATTATCAGGAATTTTATGCTCGAATGGAGATTGTCAAGTCATATACGATTTATATGAGTACATAATGGAAAATGGAACATTTCCTCCCCAGATAGATTCAAATGAAAACTATCAATACTTCTTACCTTATGTTCCTGAGATTTATTCAGAACTTGAAAGGACAATTCTTCCGACTAATCAGAATGGCAGAGAACATTTCTGTCAAATGGCAACAATTGGAGGTCATGGAATAAACAGAAAACTGACACCAGAAGAAATGGCTAACAATCATTCATTGGTATCTGTGGATCATTTCAAAGCAATGTGGTCTGTTTATGAAGCAGAGAAAACAATAACACATTCTGACCCTGCTGGAAAATATGACTGGTTCCCCGGTTCAAGTGATGTGGATGGTCATTGTGGATGCTCGAATCCATATGTCGGAGATTCTATGCAATCTGCGGCAGTATATTTCCCGGTTACTGTTTCTCCTATATCTGGTGGAAATTGTATAAATATTCGTGTTCCCAAACATACTGAACATTTTGTTGCGAGAAAACTGGGAGGAATTGTTAGTGGCGAATCTTGTCCTATTGAGGACAGGGCGAGAGAATACAATAAATTTGGAAACAACAAAAAAATAGAAAATGAAATTGGTGGAGAACAAACAAGAATAGCAAAACAAAAAATGATGGGGCCTTCTGGTTTATGTTTATTAGAAGATGGAACTTTTGTTGATTGTGATAGATCCTACTGTGAAGAAGGACTTGGTGGAACTTTTAGAGAGAAAAAAACAATTCCTAATGAATATATTAAACACACTTTTGGCAACAATGGAATAAATTTCCGAAGAAGAGATATCATCTCTTCTAGAAGAGAGGGGCCGCCTGGTGGATGGGAACCAGAGTTCATGGCGCATTGTGTTGTTTCTAATCAAACATATGATAGTTGTAAAAACTGTGTAACACAGCAAAGAAAAACATGTACTGATAAATGCATGGATTTGCCTAGCAAGGAACGTGCTGCATGTGGAAAATATTGTAGATGTGAGGAAGCAAAATATCTATTAGAATGTTGGAAAAGTAATGGAAAGCCGGCAGGGAAAAAGAATAAAATTTGTAGGAAAATCTCCTCGAACTGTGGACGCAATTATCCTACTCCACCAGAATGTAAGGCGGGAATATAAATGAGTATTCAATTTAGAACAAGATCCGAAACATTTAAAATTGATCCAGAAACTTTAACTGGAGCATGTTGTAATTTTGATGGCACTTGTTCAGTCGAAACTCTTAAAAAGTGTTATGAAAACGGAGGAAGATTTAATCCAAATCAATCTTGCGAAAAAGTAGATTGCGATAGAGGCGTTTGTTGCAAAGAAGGACTTTGTTATAGTGTAACACGCTTGCAATGTGAAGCCATGGATGGTTTTTGGGCAGGACAAGAATTTGATTGTCATTCATATGATTGTTGTTCTAGTTCTGTAAATACGAGAGCAGAATTGCAAGCATGTTGTTTTGGTGTTATGGATCAATCTACAATAGATTCGAACGAGTCATTTGTTTGTAAAGATCTAAAACCTTGCGAATGTTTGAATGTTGGAGGAACACCAAGAGGTCCAAGTTCAAATTGTGCAACAGTTACAGCAGCAGGAGGTTGTGGAGTAACAGGTGCAACTTCTTATGGCGTTTGTTGCACTGATGGAATTTGCAGAGACAAAGCTCCTCAAGATGATGATTTATACGGAAAGGGTTATACTCCGGGCGATTGTTCTGCTCTTGGAGGTTACTGGGGTGGCTCTGGAAGCACATGCGGATCCGGAACATCTTTCGATACATCATGGCCTTGTTCATGGCCTACAGGAGCATGTTGTTTTGGACAGAATCCTGTTGGTGGTATAACATACTGCGACAACGGTAAAACATATGGTAGTTGTTTAGATCCAGAACCAGGCGGCTCTGGAGGCGGAGCTTGGCAAATTGGCGTGACTTGTGGCGAAATAGGATCCATTGATGGAGTAAATTGTGCGGCTCCAAGATCTGGAGTTTGTTGTATTCCAGAAAGATTCACCATAAATGGAAAACAATATACTTATGATTATATCTGTTATCATACCACAGCCACTGCATGTCCCAGAGAAATAGGATCTTTTGTTGATGACGTTGATGGCGATGTGCCAAATTGCGAAACATTTGATTGTTGTGAGTATCATGCAGGAGACGAACCTCTTTTCTGTGATGTGGATGAGAATTGTGATTTGTTGAATCCGCCGCCGGATGGGTTTAAAAATTGTTGCTGCGATGGAATATGTCATCAATTTCAAAATGATTTATCACAACCATGCGAAACATATTGTTCTTCAGTTGAAGAAGAAACATATGAATATTGCACATATGGTCCGAACGGAAGATGTTGTCAAACAAATACAGCAACAGGAGAAATAACCTGTAGCAATTTGACTGCATATGAGTGTCACTTGATTGGATCTGATCCTAATAATGACATTTCAATTATTTTCGAAGAAACTGATTCTGAAGATCCTTGTTCAGAAGATGGCGCTTGTGGAATAGTAGCAGACAAAGCATGTTGTTGTGTTTGGAGAAGTGATGGGACTTATTTTGAATCTTTCGATATTGAACTTGATCAGCCGTGTCCTCCAGTGGAATACAATAACAACAGATACTTTTCTCAGTTGAAATATTCAGATTGTCAAACATCATCTTGTGAAAACATTTCCATAGGAGCTTGTTGTAAGGGTAGTCAATGTTTAAACACAACTAGATCTAGATGTTCTGAAATTGTTGGAACTTTTTATGAAAATTCAGATTGTAATAATTGTGAGGGCCTTCCTTGTTGTTTTGCACAATCAAATACTAAATATGCATGTGGAATACCAGACATAACTGGCACTCCAACCGAAGGAGGGGGAGGAGGAGTGTCTTGTATTGACTATTTGTCATTCCCATCTATGGATTTCAGTGATGAATTTATCTTCGATATATATGGCTTATATAGACCTGATTTAGAGATAGATCAAATTTATCTACATCAAAATGACTTAACATGTGAATCTTGCACATCTGATTGTGGAAGGGGAAGAGGAAATTGTTGTTGGTATGGACATTGCATTCCGAACGTAAGAGAGAGTGAATGTTTATCTTATGGTGGACAATATTCAAATTGCACAGGCGAACCGTTTAGAAATATAGAAGAGTCCTTATCTATAGATAATCCTTGCACCGATGAAGTTTGCAATGAAAGAATAGGATCTTTTCCGAAAGCTCCGATCAATTTAAGAGCAAACTCCACTCATGGAACCGAGGGAATTGAATTTAGAAGAGGGAGGACCGATTCTCGTTCAGCTTACAATAACGAATACGCTTTAAGCGGTGAAAATCAGCACTTAACTTCAACTCCTCCTCACGTTAGATTAACATGGGATGATGAATATGTTGAAGGTGGGTATAGAAATAGAAGAAGAATGACTGGCATTCCTTGTGTAAACAATAATAAGATTGGCTGTGAAAAACCATCTGTACTAGGAACATGTTGTGTTATGGAGACTTGTGAAAACTTAGATGATTTTGATGGAACTGAAAGATGTTATCGTTGTTATGAAAATAAATCAGAATGTGAGTGTGCAGAATTGGCAGGTTCCTCAGTTTGTAATTCTGTCAGAAACAATCAAATGTACATGTGGAACAAAGATAAACCCAAATGCTCTGATTGTTCATGTAATGATCCCGAGGAAAAATTATATCAAGTGAATGATTGTGAAGAAAACAAAATAAATAGGCCTGATGAGATAAGACTAGGAGATCAATAATGGCAATGTACGGACAAAATGATTGGGGATATGATCCCTCAAAACATAATTTATTTATGTATGGTCCTGCTGATTGGAATTCAGAGCTTGATATCCAAAAAGTCATAGGTTGGAATCCAGAAAATAATTTTATGCAAAATGGATATGATTTTTCTTGCATTCAAGTAAGAAATAGAGGCCACAATACATATCACCAAATGGGAAAGTACGGTCCTCTTCACCCTTGCGGGACTCAAGGCAATTACTGCATTGAACAAACAGATGACTACCCAATGACCCTGCCCAGACTTACTGCAATATCAGATCGTTGGTTAGTTGGTGTTCATCACTTTACTGTTCCTTATGTTTGCAGAGAGCAGATGGGCTTAGATCCAGAGGATTGGACTGTAGAATTTTTAAATCCAGCAGGTGAAAGAATAACAAAAAGAATAGATGTTGTTAGGTTAATGGCTACTGCAACCGATGATTGTCGGCAAGCATCGACATGGGGCGGAGCGGGAAATCAATGTGCTTCTCAGTGTCCTGAAAATGTTTGCAATCTTCCTACTGGAGTTATAGATGCAGAACATCAAAGTTTGGCTGTAAAAGTAAATTGTCAGAGAGATATGTGTTTGATTAGATTGAAAGATCCTATCTTGCCTGGGGATGGAATTACTCCTGCTTCTATTCCAGATGATACATTTATAAAAAAATGGTTCTTTGATCCATCAAATGACTATGAAAGATACCCTCCACATTTACAAAGAACCAATAGAAGTATGGTTGCAGTTGATCAACATTTCAGAACAGGAATTCTTCATCCTGTATTGAATTATTATGAGGGCCTTCAGCAAACTGAGTTGTGTGATGGAACTGTTGTGCCTCAAGGTCGATATAGTGAGAGATTTGATCTTGGATATAGCAACTATGATTATACTCCTCGCTCTGCGGGTGGTTCTAATCAGTCAGGTTCTAGTATAGACTATCGACAACTTTATACAGGGGATCCAGATGACGCAGAACAGAGCGAAGTTCATATTGGGAACGATGCTCATTTATCTGATTATACTCTTAGAGATAATATGAACAGCTTTTATAAAGGAGACTCTAGTAGCCCTATCTTTTATCCTCTTCCTAATGGTGAGCTAGTATTTATGGGATGTCTCACCTTTTCTAATAGTTTCGAAATACTCGGAGCAAGTAGAGGTTTTGTTGATGCATTATCTGTTATTTGTGGTGAGCATGGGGATACTTTGCCAAAGATAGTAACTGAAAATACTGATTTGTCTTCAAAGACTCAACCATCTAACATTGATGGTTATAGAATATATAAGTCTTCCATATCAAAAGATGGACCTTTTTATGATATAACCAATCAATACAATGGAGCAGACTCTTATGGTCTAGGGAGTAGAACAATTTGTGAGAATTATTCCGGAGTCCCTTGTCGAAGATTAGGAAAAGATTTTGTAGATCTTAACGTGGTTCCGGGAGAAACTTATCACTACTATACAACAAGTGTAAATGTATTTGATTCTAGCAATTCAATTTACGAAAGTAATCCAAGTCAAGTTGTGAGCATCACTGTTCCATCAACGAAATCAGGATTAGTCAATCAAGGAAATTATCGTAACATATTTGATCCAGATGATGGAAACTCTTCAAGTTCAGATCATATTATTTATGATGACGGAATCGTACCAATAGAAAATACATATGCAACATACTTTGATTTAATTGAAGGGTATAGATTGGGAAATAATAACCTATCAATTCCTTTCTTTGGTTTTGTAAATCCTTTTGAAAGTCCTTTACAGCCTGGCGTAGATCATACGAACTTCCCATTATACTATAGAATATCCGGAGACGATCTAAACTACGATCCTATTGGTATTCCAATGCCAACTGATCCAACATCATATCAATATATCATGGGATATTCTCATGAAACTGACAGTGATATTACTGGTATTGATTATGAATCTAATTATAAGTTAGCATTGGGATCTTCAAATCAAAATGGTCTTGCATTAATTAATTATCTAGATTCAATAGAAACTTTATGGTTGACAAGAAATTTTCCAAATCCAAATAATGAAAATCTTAGGAGTAAACTTGAACCTTACTACCATTCAAAAATTCATTTTAGCAACATCAAAAATCTTAAAAAGTTAGTAATTAATCCAGCTAGATATGGAAACGGAAGAAACGATTATGGAGAGGATTGGTCATATAGTGGTTCTTCTTCTCAGGGGGACTCGCCCGAAACATACTTAGGTTACTATAGTGGAGTATACTTAGAAAATGATATCGATATACTTGGTAACTTAGAAGTTTTAATTGCTAGAGATTCAAATCTAGATACCTCCTTCCAAAGCATGGAATATTTTAATTTCTATGACTTAAAATCCGTAAAGCATTTGGACTTGTCAAACAACAAATTGTATGTTGTTGATTATGATATTGACTCCACACATGGCATACACAATTTAGAAAAATTATATCTAAACAACAATAAAATAGGATCAAACAGTACAGCATGGATAGAGGACTCAGCATATCCCGATCAAAATGATTCTATGCCTTTGTTTACACAATCTTTTAGTAATTTAAATATATGTGACGTTAGTAACAACGACATAAGAACTTTAAATAATACAACTGATATAGATACCGAAGAAACATTTATGGAAAATTTAAATGCTTCTAGTAATCCAAGACTAGGAATAGACGGAGAGTTTTTGATGAAATCTCCAAACTTGAAATACTTAAATTTAAACTCTACAAATCTTCAACAAGGGGTAAGAATTAAGAATGCTTCTAATCTAGAATTTGCCACAATCAAAGGTGGTCAACTTAGAAGGTTATCAGTTTCTTCTAATACAAGACCAGATACATTTTCAAATCTTGAGCATTTAATTCTAGGATCATCAAATGCAGAGTTCACAACATTAAACTTGAGATACGGTAATGGAAACAATCCTCAAGGCGAATATGCAGCCGCAGGAGGAGAGGGAAATTATTACGACTATGGTTTTTCGACATATAATTTAAGATCATTAGATGTTTCCGATTGTCCTACACTACAAAGTTTACATTTACCGCATTCAAGTGACTCTTACAGTGATGTTGCGAAAAAATACTTAGAAGTAGTTAACATTAGTAATACTAAATTAGGACTGCAAGCATCATTAGATTCCTTTATGGATAATGAAGCATTTTCTCCTACAAATTATCCATCGGGTCATGTTTTAGAAGTAATAGCAAAAAATGTTAAAGATGTAAGTAATAATCCTTGTTATTTGTCTAATGGAAAGTATAATGAATTGATTTCTGCCTGGGCTTCTACAGGGAGAACTATATTGTTAACCATTGATGTTTTATAATGGAGTTGAAATGGAAGATAAAAATTTTAAGAATTCATCGTTTAAAGAAAAACTAGGAATGGCAAAAAGTTTTGCTCAGTCAGTAATTTCTAGGGGAATCACCAACAAAAAAGTAGATGCTACCACAAAACAGTTAAGGGTTATTAGTTGTTTTGGTGATGGGGGAGAACTCGTTCCATGTGAGTATCTAAGAGAAAGTAAAGAAGATTCCACTAAAAGTTTTTGTGGTGGTTGTGGCTGCGGAGATAGAAAAGGAACTTGGTTAAACGCTGATGCTTCTGAGTATAGTAAATTAGATTACCCAAAAGTTTCTTGTCCCTTACAAATGCCTGGTTTCACTAACTACGAAGAAAGTGAACCCGACGAAGCAGAAGAGCCAGTTACCAGAAGATACTATATTGAAAAAATGGAAATTGAAAGAATATCTAAAGTAAAGGTATCGCTGCCTGATCCCCCAAAACAGGAAAAGAAAGAGTCTGACTGAAAAATAGGGTTGCTCCAACTTATACATAATATGAAAACAGGAGTTTCATATGGCAACCCCAAACTCAGTAGATTCTCTAATTGATTACTGTTTCAGACGATTGGGAGATCCAGTAGTCGATATAAATGTTGACAGGCAGCAAGCAGAAGAACGTGTTGAAGATGCTTTGGATTTCTTTGCTGAAAGACATTTTGATGGAGTTGAAAGACATTACTATAAGTATAAAGTAACTTCCGACGACATCACAAATGGTTATATAGACACTTCAGGATTGACTGCTGGCAGCGGTGCAGGCTATACGGCTGCACCAGCAGGTGATAAAATTTTATCCGTCGTGAGGGTATATCCATTTGGAAGTCAAACTAAAAACATGTTTAGTGTTCGATACCAAATGTCTCTTCAGGATTATTTTGGTGTCAATCGTGGATTGAATGCTAGTAGTTCTATGGGAATCGCTAGTTTTGATTCTGCAAAAAGATTTATTAGTCTTGTAGAACAAATGTTTAATCCTGAAAAGCAGTTTAGATTTAGTAAAGTTACAAATAGACTATACATTGATATGGATTGGGATGAAGATATTGATGCAGGCGATTTCATAGTATTTGAGGCTTATTCTTTATTGAACGCAACAACATTCACTGAAATTTACAATGACAGGTTATTAAAAGAATATGTTACCTCTTTAATAAAACGTCAGTGGGGAGCAAATCTTTCTAAGTTTGAAGGTGTTCAATTGCCGGGTGGAGTTACTGTAAGGGGCGGAGAACTATTTAGAGAAGCACAGGAAGAGATTCAGAGAATAGAAGAGAGAGTTCTTTTAGAGTATGAATTACCCCCTGATTTCATGGTTGGATAATTAAATGGCAAGAAATCCCTATTTCAAAGACTATAGTGGCGAACAAGACGTTGCGGAAGATCTGACCATTGAAACGATAAAGGCAATGGGAAGAGATATGGTTTATATACCCAGAACCATTCTCACCAAAGACGATATTTTTGGCGAAGACATTCTTTCGAAATTTTCCGATGGATATGACATTGAAATGTACATTCAGTCTGTAGATGGTTTTGAAGGTGAAGGAGACATCATATCAAGATATGGATTGCAGGTCAAAGATAGGGTAGAACTTTTAGTTTCAAGAAGAAGATTTGAACAAGAGGTTACGACTGTCGCTGGAATTAATAGGCCGCGAGAGGGAGATTTAATTTATTTTCCCCTAAGCAAAAGTCTTTTTGAAATTCAATTTGTTGAACACGAAAATCCTTTTTATCAACTAGGAAAACTTTACGTTTATAAATTATCATGTGAACTGTTCCTCTATGATCAGAAACAAGAAATTGATACAGGAATCAGTGACATTGATAGTGTTGAGGACGAAAGAAAAGAATATGTTATCAAACTAACTCTTGGAGATAGGGTCAGTGGCACGTCTTATGTAAATTACTTAGAGGGAGAGGAAGTATTTCAGGTATTGGGAGTCAATGGAGCAACTGCTGCCGACGCCACTGCAACAGCAACAGTTATTGACTGGGACTCTACGGGCAAGATTCTTCAAATTTCAAACGTGTCAGGAACGATTGCTACTGGATCAACAGAGAGTATAAAGGGATCTTTGTCTGCAACAGAATACAAAGTTACATCGAAAGATACTACAAATATTATTGCTCCAACTGAACCAGAAAATAGTTCAATGATGGGAGATAATGAAGATCTCGAATATGGAATTGATTTTGATAACATCTTTGACTTTACAGAAACAGATCCATTCTCGGAAGGTGATTATTAATGTTTAGATCTTTTTACAACGAATCTATTCGAAGATTAGTGGTCGCTTTTGGATCCCTTTTCAATGATATTACTTTGAAATCTACTAACTCATCTGGCAATGAGGAAATTATAAGAGTTCCTTTATCCTATGGACCAAAAGAAAAGTTTCTTCGAAGAATAGAGGAAGCAAGTTCAATATCAGGCACATCAAAGGTGCAAATGACATTACCTAGACTTGGGTTTGATATAACAGATATTTCATATGATCCTCAAAGAAAAAGAAATACTCTGCAACAAAGAAGAGAAATATTGCCTGGAGGCACTGGAGGCCAGGCCTCATATTCATATGCTGAAGTCCCTTATAATTTTAACTTTTCTCTTTACGGTTTTGTTAAAAATATGACAGACGCTCTTCAAATGACAGAGCAAATATTGCCCTATTTTACACCAGAATTCAATGTCACAATAAGATTCAATGACATCAATAAAAAAGTAGATGTTCCAATTATATTGAACAGCGTTTCAATTGAAGAAGACTATGAAGGAGATTTTGAATCTCGAAGAAGCATAATAACTCAATACGACTTCACGGCGAAATCATATGTATTTGGAGAGACACGAAAGAAAAATACCATTCTCTATACAGAAAATACTTTCTACAATCTTGTCGGAGATAATTATACAAGAAGTGGAGTAAGTGGTGCAATTTCAAGAGTGGATGTTGGAGTAAGTGGTGCTTCTGTTGATGGATCATATACTGGCTATACTATGAATAATTACACAACTTACACTAACATATATACAGTTGGACCCAGCGGATCAACAGTTGACGGTCAAAGATATATGGATACTTATGGAAATACATATTCGGGTGCGACGTATAATCCTCCGAATCCAACTTAGGTGAATTATGAAAAAAGAAACAGTGAATGATAAATTATCAAAAGCATTAGATGTGGAATATGATGCACCAGAACCTCAAAAGGAATTGGTCAAAAAAGAAGTTGCAGAAATTGTATCTAAAGAAAAATTAGATAAAGATCTTACCAATGACTACAATAATGTCAGAAGAAATTTGAAAGATCTAATCCATACTGGTCAGGATGCGATTGACGGAATTTTAAGCGTTGCTTCGGACAGTGATTTACCGAGAGCATATGAAGTTGCAGGTCAAATGATAAAGACTGTGGCTGAAATGAATAAAGATCTAATGGATCTTCATGGTAAAATGAAAAATATAACCAAAGAAGATGTTACCATAAACAATAATACAACCAATTCAATTTATGTTGGTTCTACATCTGATCTTCAAGACTTAATTAACCAATCAAGAAGTGCCAAAAAAGCACTTGAAACATATGATGATGTATTAGACGCGGAGGTTATGGAGAGTGACGACTAAAAAGACTGGATATCTAGGAAATCCAAACCTCAAGGCTGAAGGCGTTGATATAAATTTTACAGAGGAACAGGTCAAAGAGTATATGAAATGCTCTCAAGATCCAGAATACTTCATTAAAAAATATATTAAAGTTGTGAGTCTTGATGAAGGATTGGTTCCTTTCAATTTATATGACTATCAAGAAGAGATTGTTGAAACCATTCATAACAATCGTTTTGTGATTGCTAAACTTCCTCGACAGAGTGGCAAGTCAACTACAGTTGTGTCTTATATTTTACACTACGTTCTTTTTAATCAGAGTATGAATGTGGCTATCCTTGCGAATAAGCAAGCAACAGCAAGAGAGATTCTTAGCAGACTTAAACTTGCATATGAATATCTTCCAATATGGCTTCAACAAGGAATTGTCGAATGGAACAAAGGATCTCTTGAATTAGAAAACGGTTCTAGAATCTTAGCGTCATCCACCTCGGCATCTGCTGTTCGTGGTGGTTCTTTTAATATGATTTTCTTGGATGAATTTGCTCACGTTCCCACTGGCATCGCTGAAGAATTCTTTAGTTCTGTTTATCCTACCATTACATCAGGACAAAGCACAAAGGTTCTAATGGTTTCAACTCCCAACGGATTGAATATGTTTTATCATTATTGGAAAGGAGCAACAAAGAAAGTCGGAGAGTCAGGAAAGAATGAATATATTCCAATTGAAGTTCATTGGAGTCAGGTTCCAATGTATCCCGGCGGACCTGTTCGAGATGAGAAGTGGAAACAGGAAACAATTGCAAATACAAACGAACAACAGTTCCAGTCAGAATTCGAATGTGACTTCATAGGCTCCACCCACACGTTGATCTCTTCCCATAAATTGAAATCCTTAGCTTGGGTGTCACCCATTATAAGAAACACAGATGGACTTACCATATACGAGGAGCCACAAAAAGATCACACTTATGTTTGTACAGTTGATACCTCAAGAGGTCAGGGAAAAGATTACAGTGCATGTACTATAATTGACATAACTCAGATGCCATATAAGTTAGTGGCTAAATATAGAAACAACATAATCTCTCCGATGGTTTATCCTACCGTAGTTAAAAGTTTATGTGAACAATTTAATAAAGCATTCTGTCTTGTTGAGATCAATGACATCGGAGGACAAGTGGCTGATATTCTTCATGCTGATTTGGAATATGAGAATGTGTTGATGTGTTCCACCAAGGGAAGAAAAGGACAAGTAATAAGCGGCGGGTTCGGTGGAGGATCCGCACAGATGGGCGTAAGAACGACACAGGTCGTGAAAAAACTCGGATGTTCTGTTTTAAAGAGTTTGATTGAAGAAGACAAATTAATCATCGAAGATATGGAAACTGTAGGTGAACTGATAACATTTGTTGCAAAGAAACAATCGTTTGAGGCCGACGATGGACACAATGATGATCTTGTAATGTGTCTTGTTTTATTTTCATGGTTAAGCAGACAGGATTACTTTAAAGACCTAACTAACGTAGATACAAGAACGGCTATTTACGAGGAAGAGATTTCTAGACTTGAGGATGAAATGACTCCTTTTGGATTTATTATAAATAACGAGGAAGAAGCGACATTTTGGGATGGTGAAAATAGATGGTATGAAGGTGATTCTGTTTGGGATTGAAAATCCCAAAGTTATAAATATCGTAGATAAAAGATATAATTTCCAAATGAAATGATCATTCTACAAGGAGAATTCAAATGCCATTTAGTGTTAGCCCTAGTGTTACCGTAACAGAACTAGATCAAAGTTCAATCATCCCTCAAATCGCAACCACAACTGGTGCATTCGTGGGAAGATTTGACAAAGGTCCCGTGGATAAAATCGTCGATATTTCAAGCGAGAAAGAACTTTTCGCAATTTTCGGAAAACCATCAGCAGGAGAAAGAGGAACAGACTGGTGGACATGCGCCAACTTCTTAAACTACAGCGATAAATTAAAGGTCGTTAGAGTTGATGAAGGTGGGGATCAATATAGCACGGCATTGGGCGGCGGTGTTGGTTTGACTGCCGGTCGTCCTGCGGCACTTCAAGGAATAACCACTGGAGGAGTAACAACTCTTCCTAGAGTAGAATTTAAAGAACCGGGACAAATAGGAAATAGTTTAAGATTAGTTGTTTTCCCTGCCGGTGCAGGAGATCCTACTATTCTTTCTGGTACTGGTATTCGATCAGCAGCAGGAGGTATTGGAAATATTGGAAGTGTTGCAGATTGGAATACTGGCGGAACTGACACCTTTTCTGCCGGCGTCATGGTGAATCCTCTGGGTGGTTTCTATGCTCCCACTGATACTGATCTTTTCTCCTATAGACCGACAACAACGGGAGAAGTATATAAATCTCATAGAAATGGAATTTTAGCATCTGGAGTTAACAACACCACGAACGGCGCAACTATGGATGAAGTTCATATTGCTCTTATTGATGAGAAGGGCTTGATTGCTTCGAATGAAGGAATTACTGGAACAGTCCTTGAAAAATGGGAAGGTCTCTCTATGTGGAGAGGTGTTTACGACGGTGCAGGTAAAAACATCTACTATAAAGATGTAATCAATAATGAATCTAATTACATTACAATCGAAGAGGATATTGATAAGAGTTTGTTTGTAGCACAACATAAGCGTGGCAATGATCTGCCTTGGATAGGCGAAGATTCTACTTTTGGTCATGCAGTAACCGGCCACACGTTCTCAAATAACGATCCATTGTGGAGTCCCGGCACTACTTTCATGCCGATGCTTCAGTTCTCTGACATGTATACTAATGCGGGTGACAGTGTTAATCATAATGGCATATCCGCAGGTTATACTGCTTCACCATTAGCATATAATGTAGTATTCAGTGGTGGTCTAGATAGTGGAATCACTTGGCCATATGAAGGTGCAGGAACCGACAAGGGTAGTGGATTGTTCAATCCGCATCTGGCTGCGATTAAGAACGCATACAGAAAGCACTTTAGAGATTCAGAACAAGTTGATATAGATTTGATTCTCGGTGGTGCCGCTGGAAAGATTCTTTCGGCAGATCTCATTGATATAGCAGAACATAGAAAAGATTGTGTCGCGTTTATCTCACCTCCAATTTCACCAACTGAAACCGAATATAATTCTGTGGTTTACCAGTCAGAATTACATGGTTTCTCAGGACCTACAAATATCATTAATTATAGAAACGCAAATAACTTAAATTCATCTTACGCAGTAATGGACACTGGATGGAAGTATATGTTTGATTCATATAACGGATTCTTCCGATGGGTTCCATTGAATGCAGATGTTGCTGGACTTTGTGCAAGAACTGAAAATACACAGGAAGCATGGTTCTCTCCTGCTGGATTTAATAGAGGAAGAGTTCAGGGTGTAGTCAAACTTGCAATCAATCCAGATAAAGCTGAACGAGATAGACTGTATGCCGCAGGAATTAATCCTGTAGTTTCTTTCCCCGGAGAAGGAACAGTATTGTTTGGTGATAAGACTCTACAAAGAAGACCAAGTGCATTGGATAGAATTAATGTACGAAGGTTGATGATTCACTTGGAGAAAGCAATCGCTACTGCTGCCAAGTTCCAACTCTTTGAGTTTAACGATGTCTTCACTCGAAGATCTTTCGTTAGCACGATCACTCCTTTCTTAAGAAGAGTTCAAGCGAAGAGAGGAATTACAGACTTTAGAGTTGTATGTGATGAAACAAACAATGATACTTCTGTTATCGAAAATAATCAATTCGTAGCAGACATATTCATCAAACCAGCAATGTCAATCAACTTTATAAATCTGAACTTCGTGGCTGTTCGACAAGATGCAACTTTCACAGAATCTACTACCTGATAGAGTATAAATAGTAACAGTCAAGGAGAATATAAATGTCAATAGATACTTTTGCTGACAAGTTTAGAGGGGGAATGAGACCTACACTCTTTAGAGTGGATGGTAACATTCCAGGCCAAAACACATCAAGTGAGGATAGAACTTTCTTCATTAAGTCATCTCAATTCCCCGCATCTACTGTGGGTGTAATTGAAGTGCCATATAAAGGAAGAAAGATTAAAAGACCCGGAGATAGAACATTTGCTGAATGGTCAATTACTGTTTTAGCAGATGAAGCGGGAAGTATTCGAGCAGATTTTGTTCATTGGTTGGAAAGAATTAATTCCCATCAAAATATTACAGTTTCTGATAATGTAAATGATATCTTTGCTGAGTGGAGTATAACTGCTCTTGGTGTTAATGATCAACCATTAGATACAATTACACTTGTGAGATGCTTCCCAACAGAAGTTGGAGCAATGGATTTCAGTTACGAAACTACAGATTCGGTAGCAGAGTTTACTGTAACGCTGCAATACGATTACTGGTTAGGCGGCGGTGCAGCCGGCTCCTGATTAATTGAAAGGTTTACATTATGCCATTTGACCTCTTTGGATTTACTATTGGAAAGAGGGGAAAGGAATCCCCTAAACCAACTACATTTGAAAATCAGGCCGACAAAAGCATCAAGTCTTTTGTCGGTCCTGATGATTATGATGGAGCCATGACAGTTGAAGCTGGTGGTGTCTTCGGAACATATATTGATTTTTCCGGAGCAGTAAAAAACGAAAACGATTTAGTTCGTAGATTTAGATCAATGTCACTATTTCCAGAAGTGGATATGGCAATAACTGACATTGCAAATGACGCAATCGTTTTTGATGATGAGAAAAAACCAGTTCAAATAAGTCTGGGCGAAACTAATCTATCAGATAATATTAAGAAAAAGATAGAGGATGAATTCGAATCAATCCTTTATCTTTTAAATTTCAATAACAAAGGTTATGATATATTCAGAAGATGGTATGTGGACAGTAAATTATTCTACCACATCATTATCGATGAGAATAATCCTAAAAAGGGAATAAAAGAATTACGACCGATCGATCCTGTTAAAATTCAAAAGATAAGAAAAGTTAATAAACAAAATCTAAAAGCTAATGGAGCGTCTGTTCCCATAGTAACAGACGTTGAAGAATTCTTTCTTTACGTTGAAACTGATAAACAGGCTTTATACCAAACATCAACGCAAGGTTTAAAAATTGCACCCGATTCAATTTGTTACGTTCATTCAGGACAAATAGATACCGGATCTAAAAGAGTAATAGGTTATCTACAAAAAGCAATTAGACCTTTAAATATGCTTCGTCAGATCGAGGATGCTGTCGTTGTATATAGAATCTCCCGAGCGCCGGAAAGAAGAATTTTCTATATCGATGTTGGTAACTTACCAAAACAAAAAGCAGAACAATATCTCAAAGGAATTATGAATCGTTATCGTAATAAGATAACGTACAATGAAACAACTGGTGAAATTGAAGACGATAGAAGGCACATGAGCGTTCTTGAAGATTACTGGTTGCCAAGACGAGAAGGTGGCAGAGGAACAGAAATTTCTACTCTTGATGGTGGACAAAACTTAGGAGAGATGGAAGATGTCATGTACCTACAGAAAAAATTATATCGTGCGTTGAATGTTCCTCCTTCAAGATTAGAAGCAGAGAATGGCTTTAATATGGGAAGATCTGCTGAGATTACTAGAGACGAAGTAAAGTTTTCAAAGTTTGTAGATCGACTTAGAATGAGATTTTCTGAATTATTCTTAAGATTGCTTCGTTCACAGTTAATATTAAAGGGAATAATTAAGCAGGAAGACTGGGATAAAATTTATCAAAACATTGCTTTTAAATTTAAGACAGACTCTTATTTCCAAGAATTAAAAGAGAATGAAATTCTTAAAGAACGAGCAGAGATGTTAAGAGATTTGGATGAATATATTGGAAAGTATTATTCGATTGAATATATTCGAACGAGAGTATTACATCAAACTGAAGAAGAAATAAAAGAAATAGATTCACAGATAAAACAAGAAACCGATCAAGGTTTAATAGATTCGGGTGAAGAACCTGAAGGAGAGGAAGATTTTGAATGAATAAAAATCTAAAAGACATGTTGAGTGCATCTATTAATAATGACATCGATTCTTTTACAGCATCCTTTGAAGCTGAAGTTAATGATAGAATTTCTTCGAAGATAGCACAAAAGCATTCTGAGGTTGCTCAGAATGTGATGAAAGATGAAACACAAGTAGAAGAGGCTTTTTCGAAACAATCTAGATCAAATAATTATGACTTCAGAAGCAAAAATGATTTGAATAAATTTGTAAAAGCAGTTATGAAAGCTGGAGTTAAAAAAACTAATTTAAAGATATCAGGTACGAATGTTGTAGTGAAAGATTTGGATGATGGTGACATGGGAGAGATTATTTATTTTATGGCAAAAGATATGAAAGCAGTCACCGAATCTAAAGATACTAAAATAGAAAAAAACCTAAATAATTGGCAAAACGATGAAGATCTAATAAGCAATTTAATGAATTGCATAGAGTCCGAAGATTATAGTAATATCTTAGATTTAGCAGAGGAACTATCAAATGACATTAACTAAAAGAATTATAGACTTACTTCAAGAAAATAAATTAGTTGAAGCCACAGACATGACTGAGACTGTTTTATATTCCAAACTTACAGAAATTTTAGCAGAGAAGTATGAGGAAATTTCTCCCACTCTCTTTGGTGAGGCTAAGAAAGCAAAAGTCACGGACAAAGATGATGATGGTGAAGGAATGGATCCAGTTGGACATGGTGATGATGATATTGATAATGATGGCGATTCTGATGATTCTGATGAGTATTTAAAGAACCGAAGAAAAGCAATCGGTAAAGCCATTAAGAAAGAACAAACAGAAGTTGAGGAGCAAGAAGAACCAAAAGCTCAAAAGAAAGGAACCGTTTACGGAATTTCCAAAGGTGCTTATAAAGCTAAATCTCCCGAACAAAGATCTTTAATTAAACAGAAGCATCATAGAGATGCCGAGAAGTCCGAAAGAGAAGCAGAAAGAGAACGTGTCAAGAAAGCAAGAGAACGGTCTCAACAGCAAAGGGTTGATCAGGAAAGAGACATGGAGGCAGGTCGAGGATGAAATTAATTACAGAAATGACAGAGGACATTCAACTTCTCGCAGAGGTAAATGAAAAAACCGGCGAGAAGAATTATTTCATTGAAGGTGTCTTCATGCAAGCCGGTCAGAAAAATCGTAATAATAGAATCTATCCTTCTGAGATTTTGAACAAAGAAGTTGGTAGATACACTAAAGAGTATGTTAATAAGAATCGAGCCATGGGTGAATTAAATCACCCACAAGGTCCCACAGTAAATCTTGATCGTGTATCCCATATTATCAAAGAGCTTCGTGTGGATGGAAATGACATCTATGGGAAGGCAAAAGTGATGGACACACCTATGGGCAAGATTGCAAAAAATCTTATTGATGAGGGTGCTAAACTTGGCGTATCTTCCCGTGGAATGGGTTCTTTGAAAGAAAAAAATGGAATCAATGAAGTCCAAAAAGACTTCATGCTTGCTGCTGTAGATATTGTTGCTGACCCATCAGCACCAAACGCTTTCGTGAATGGAATAATGGAAGGCGCAGAGTGGGTTTGGGATAACGGACTATTGAAGCAAAAACGAATTGAAGAATATAAAGCAGAGATAGAAAAAACGTCTAGAGCAGATTTAGAAGAAAAGGCTCTAAAATTGTTCACAGATTTCATGTCAAACTTATAAAAACTATAAATACTAAGATATATCGTCTACAAGGAGAAGTCAAATGGAATATATGGATCCAATCGAAACAGCAAGAGCCATTCTTGCAGGAGAACTTTCTGAAACTCTAGATCCCGAAGAGGATCTGGAAGATACCGCTATTGATGCTGAAATTGAGGAAGACCTCGAAGAAGCAAAGCATAAGAATAATGATGATGAAGATGAAGACAACGATGACGAAGATGATGAAGAAACTGATGAAGATTACGATGTTCGTCGTGGCAAAAAGGTCAACAAAGAAGCTGTTGTAAATCCTAAGAGCGAGGAAGATAAGGATCTTTATAAAGATGCTCAGGGTAAAGGTGCTAAGGTTGCTAAACCAACTGGCAATGCCTCTGGAAAAAACAAAAGCGGCATCAAAGCAAAAGCATCTTCTGCTTCAGGAAAGATAGACACACCCACTGCCAGCGGAAGCTCACAGGAAAGATTAGAGCAGCATATGACTACTCTCTTTGATGGTGAAGAACTGACTGAACAGTTTAAGACTAAGGCTTCTACCATTTTTGAAGCAGCAATAAACGAAAGAGTTAGTGAAGTCGAGGCTTCTTTACTTGAACAGTATGAAGAAGTTATTGAAGAGCATACTGAGGCTATCTCTAAAGAATTAGCAGAAAAAATCGATAACTATCTCACCTACGTTGTTGAGAAGTGGGTTGAGGAAAATGAAATTGCAATCGAGACTGGCATTCGTGCTGATATTGCAGAAGATTTTATGACTGGTCTTAAAGAACTTTTCGAGAACTCATATGTTGATGTTCCTGAAGAGAAGAATGATTTAGTTGAGCAACTCGCAGAAGCAGTTGTTGATCTTCAAGATAAATTAGAAAACGAAATTGCTAGAAATATTGATCTCAAATCAAACGTAATGGAAAGCCGTTGCGAAACAATTCTGAGTGAAGTTTCTGAAGGACTTGTAGACACAGAAGCAGAAAAACTTCACTCTCTCGCAGAGGGAATTGAATTTGAAGATGAAGATCAGTATCGTGAGAAGTTAAACATTCTTAGAGAAAGTTATTTTGGAGAATCAGCAGTTTCATTAAATGAAGAAGATTCTTCTAACAATCAAATCGAAACACCCGCTGGTATGGAAAGATACATGTCTGCTCTTTCTAAATCAGCAAAACTTAGCAAAGAGAACAGGCTATCCTAAATTTTAAATCTTATAGATAAATAGTATACTTAAACAAAGGAGATACGAAATGGACTTTAACGGAGTTACCCCCTACGACCAGTTAGTAGAAAAGTGGTCACCCATCCTTGAACATCCTGAAATGGATGGAATTGAAGATGGTTATAGAAGAAAATGTACTGCTGCCATGCTTGAAAATCAGGAAAGAGCATTAGCAGAAGAACGAGGTTATCAGCACAATCTTAGCGAAGCATATCCTTTAAATGCTGTAGATAGAGCCGGAGATACCGGACTTGCAGGTGTAAATGGTTCACAGCGCCCAATGGGTGGTTATGATCCTATTTTAATCAGTCTCGTCCGTCGTGCTATGCCTAACTTAATGGCATATGACATTTGCGGTGTTCAGCCAATGAGCGCCCCAACTGGACTTATCTTTGCACTTAAGGCACAACATTCTGGTGGTGCTGCCGCTGGTGATCAAGAAGCACTCTTCCACGAAGCAGGAAACCGTGGTGGTACTGCTGCTGCTGCTAATGGTGCTACTGCTGCTGCTGACTGGGATCCCCTGCTCGGTTTCACTGGTTCTGATATCTCTATCGCTAGAGCAATGACCAGAAATGATGCTGAAGGTTTAGGTGGAGGTTCAATCGGTTTCGCAGAGATGGCATTCAGCATTGAGCGTACATCCGTTACTGCGAAGACTCGCGCCCTCAAGGCTGAGTATACGACAGAACTTGCTCAGGACCTTAAAGCAGTTCATGGACTCGACGCAGAGAGTGAACTTGCTAACATCCTTAGCACTGAAATTCTTTCAGAAATTAACCGTGAAGTCGTTCGTACAATCTACGGTGTTGCTAAACTTGGTGGTCAGCAGAGAGATCTGACTTACGCCGGTGCAACAGCCGCTGCTGAACACGCTTATGGTGTTCCTGCCGGTCGTGGACTGGATGGTACAGTTCATGGTGGTGGTATCTACGACATCGTAAACGATGCCGACGGACGTTGGAGTGCAGAGCGTTGGAGAGGACTTATGTTCCAGATCGAACGTGAAGCAAACGTAATCGCCAAAGAGACTCGTAGAGGAAAAGGTAACGTCATCATGTGCGACAGCGACACTGCTTCAGCACTCGCAATGGCTGGATTCCTTAACATCTCACCTGCTCTTAACAATAACTTAGACATTGATGATACTGGAAACACTTTTGCCGGTATGCTTAATGGTAAGTTTAAAGTTTATATCGATCCTTATGTTAACGCAAACTCAAGTGCATATAGCACTAACACTGCTCAGAACTTCGTTTGTGTTGGATACAGAGGAACAAATCCATATGACGCTGGACTCTTCTACTGCCCATACGTTCCACTCCAGATGGTTCGTGCAGTTGGTGAGAATACCTTCCAGCCCAAGATTGGATTCAAGACTCGTTACGGATTAGTCAGCAACCCATTCGTCACCACAAATGGTGCAAACAATGGTACGCCTGACGGAGAGACATTAACAGTTCGTGTTAATCCTTATTATAGAATTATGCGTCTGATTAATCTCCACGGACAGGGTTCGTGATCTCCTAACTCGTAACTCCGAGTAAATGGGGGAGTCCTTCGGGACTCCCCTTTTTTTATATAAATAGTATTATGGAGGGAACATCATGCCAGGATATACAGCAGAAAATGAAGTAGCGATTGATGTTAAATATCAAAATTCTGCCTATAAACAACCAGCAGATGATAACTATCTCTTAAATAATGCTTTCAGATTTAATTTACAAAGGACTCCAACTGTAACTTATTTCTGTCAAAGGGCAGCAATACCTCAACTATCTTTCAATATCATTGAACAGCCCACTAGATTTGGAGCAAAGGTTTATAAGGCTGGAACCTCTTACGAATATTCTGAACTTGAAATTGAATTTATAGTTGATGAAAGAATGAGAAATTGGCTAGAGTTGCATGATTGGATGAGATCATTAAGTAACGCCGAAGACGCATCAGAATTTATTCCATACGAACAACAAACATCTACAGCAGAAATAATAGTCTTAACCAGTGCTTATAAGCCCTATCTTGCAGTAACATTTAAAGATGTATTTCCGACATCGTTAGGACAGATAAATTTTGATTCTACAATATCAGAAACAGAACCAGTTATATCTTCTGCAACATTTAGATATTCGACGTATTCAATAAGAACCTTAGGCGATTTTCGCCCTTGACTTGTTTTAAAATTATGCTAAAATGAAACTCCCATTACAGGAGTCCTATATGCGTTTTGATGAAATTAAAAAAATGATTGAAGAAGATATTGTGATGGATTCGACAGAGCTTGATAAAGAGGCTTTAAAGACACCACAACTGCATGGAAAATATCTAAATATACTGATTGATGAAAAGTTAAAACTATCAAAGTATGACAGTGATTTCAAAAAACTAAAGAGAAAGAAATGGCTTTACTATACAGGAAAGATGAGTCAAGAAGAATTAAATGAACTGGGTTGGGATCCGTTTGATTTAAATATACTTAAAACTGATATAGATAAGTTTCTAGATTCTGATGATGATTTAATCGTATTGAACGATAAGATTTTATTTTTAAAAGAAAAGGTGAACTACCTAGAAACCACTTTGAAGATGATTTCAAATAGACAGTGGTTGATAAGAGAGGCAATCGATTGGGTTAAATTTACGCATGGAACATGATAGTATTCACATAAAACCATATGATGATGTTTACATAAAAGTAGACTGTGAACGGGGAGTTGCAAAAGAACTTTCTGATTTTTTCACATTCAAAGTTCCTAACTATCAATACACTCCCGCTTTCAAGAATAAAGCATGGGATGGGCAAATAAGACTTTATAACATCTACAAGCAAACGATATACAAAGGTCTTTTAGATTATATCTTAAAGTTTGCAGAAGATAGGGATTATAAAGTAACGTCTTCTTTAGATATACAGGATTACAATTTCACGAAAGATGGAATAAAGTCCTTCATTGAAACACATTTAAATATTCCATATTCGCCATATGAACATCAAATAGATGCCGTTCATCATGCAATTAATAATGATAGGTGTCTTCTTTTATCTCCTACTGGTTCTGGTAAATCTTTGATCATATATTCTTTAATGAGATACTATTCTGATAAGATAAATGATGATAAGAAAATACTAATCATAGTTCCTACAACAGGGCTGGTATCTCAGATGATAAGTGACTTTAAAGATTATTCGAAAGATACAAAATGGAATGCAGGTAAAAATTGTCACGCTATATTCTCTGGACAAGACAAATCTACCGATAAGAAAATAGTAATATCAACATGGCAAAGTATTCATAATATGAATGAGAAATATTTTGATCAATTTGAAGCTGTGTTTGGGGATGAGTGTCATTTGTTCAAAGCAAAATCATTAACAAAGATAATGAGTAAACTTAAAAAATGTCCCTATCGTTTTGGTACAACTGGCACATTGGATGATTCGCAGACACATAAACTTGTAATTGAAGGACTCTTTGGAAGAGTATTTAAAGTTACTACAACGAAACAATTAATGGAGGAGAATCTTCTTTCTGAACTCAAAATAGATTGCATCACCCTTTCTTATAGCGATGAAGAAGTGCAGGAAATAAAAAGAGCAAAGTATATTGAGGAAATTAAATGGCTTATTGCAAGTGAAAAGAGAAACAAATTCATACAAAATTTAGCATCAAATGTTGAAGGGAATACTCTTCTTTTATTCAACTATGTGAAAGAACATGGTGTTCCTCTATACGAAAATCTAAAAAAGAAACACAAGGACAAACCCATCTTTATGATTCATGGAGGAACCAGTGTAGAGCAGAGAGAAGAGATTAGGAATATTGTAGACAAGGAAAAAAATGCTATTTTAGTGGCTTCATATGGAACATGTTCTACGGGAATCAACATCAAAAACATTCACAATATCATATTTGCTTCTCCCTCCCGTTCAGTTATTCGTGTCCTACAGTCCATAGGTCGCGGCCTAAGGACTTCGAAGACTAAAAATAAGGTAAGACTATATGATATCAGTGATGATTTGAAGTATCTGAAATATGTGAATCATACATACAAACATTTACACGAAAGAATTAAGATATATAATAAAGAGAGATTTGATTTTAAAAGAATCTCTATAAAACTATAGAGGAGAGTACATGAAAAGTAAGTACAGAATCTTAAAGTTGAAAAGTGGGGAAGAGATTATTGCTAGAATTGTTGGCTCCACAAGAGAGAAAATGACTCTAGAAAGACCTATGGTTTTTAGGACTACTTTTCAAATGGATGGTTTTGGAAGAAAGAGAGAAATTACTTTCCTCCGAGACTGGTTACAAAATACCAACGATATTAAAATAGAAATTCCTAAAGATCATATAGCTTCATTTCTTGCTCCCAATAGTGAAGTTTCGAAATTATATGAAATGGAAAAGGAACGAGATGACGTTCCTCCAAGTTTAAAATCTCCGGAGATTCCGGACATGAATAATGAAAGTCAATCTTCTGTATCTTCTATATTAGATGAGTTATTGAAAGAAAAGATAAATGATGAAGAAGAAAAGTTAGAAGACTTATTGGCAAGTATGGAAGATTTTAAAGAAGATTTCCCAGATCAAATGATGGAAGAAAACGATCCGACTACTCAGGAGTTCATAGTTATGAATATGTTATTTCCCCCGTCTATGCTAAAGGATATGATTGATAGGGGAATAATTGATCCAATGGAACTGGGTTCCATACTAGATTCATTCGGTCCAAAGGAAAATGAACATCCGGAAGGAATGAGTGATAAATATACTGGTGATGAAAATGATAGAGAAGATTTTGGCAATAAGTGGTCAGATTGGTCGCCTGATATTAATGATTATTTAAAACCAGAATAATTGTTCTTCAATCCTTGACAAAGGCGATTTTAATCGTACAATAAAAAGTGTCAAGAAAAAAATATAAGGTTGAAGAAAAATGAGTAAAAAGAAAAACGCAAATCATTACATTGATAACAAAGTTTTTTATCAAGCGATGATAGAGTGGAAAGAGAAAATAAAAGAAGCAGAAGAGGTGGGAGATCCAAGACCTGCTGTTACGGAATATATCGGAAAGTGTTTCATGGATATAGCAGAACACTTAGCATATAGACCTAATTTTATGAACTATCCATATAAAGATGAAATGATTGGCGATGGAATAGAAAATTGTATTCTGTACGCTCACAATTTTAATCCAGAAAAATCAAAAAATCCTTTTTCATATTTCACACAGATCATATACTATGCATTCTTGAGAAGAATAGAAAAGGAAAAGAAAAATTCATACATCAAATATAAGATGTTAGAAATGAATGATCCTGAAGGTCTATTTTCGAAATACTTTAAGGATAATTTTTTCAAAGGTGAAGATGATGATAAAAGTATTAAAGACATTTTCAACCTTTCAGAAAAAGATATAGAAAAGTTTGAACCCAAAAAGAAAAAGAAAAGAAAGAAAAAGGCATCTCTTGATGATGTCATGGAAGATGAAGTAAATGAAGATAGCACTAATAAATGACACGCATTTTGGAGCTAGAGGCGATTCACAATTATTCCTAGACTACTTTATGAAATTTTTTGATGAAGTATTCTTTCCCTATGTAAAAGAAAATAATATTAAAACTATCATTCATGCAGGTGATTTGATGGATCGCCGCAAGTTTGTAAACTTTAGTATTCTAAATCAAGTTCGCAATCGATTCATCAAACAACTCGAAGATGAAAATATTCAGATGCATTGTATTATTGGCAATCATGACATCTACTACAGAAATACTAATGATGTTAATTCTACAACAGAGTTGTTCAAGGATGATATTTCAATATATGAAAAGCCCACTGTGATAGATTTTGATGGCTTAAATATTGGATTTTTACCTTGGGTAAATAAAGAAAATTATGAAGAGTCAATTCAATTTATTAAGACGGCAAATGCAGCAATTCTAGTCGGACATTTAGAGTTGGATGGATATCAGGTTCTCCGTGGAGTAAAGTATCACGGAGGAATGGATTCTAAATTGTTTGATCGTTATGAGAAAGTTCTTTCGGGACATTTTCATTGCCGTCAAGAACAAGATAACATTTACTATCTTGGCACACAATACCAGATGACATTTGCCGACTTGAATGAAAGAAAAGGCTTTCATATTCTTGACACTGAAACTAGGGAAGTAGAGTTCATCGAAAACCCATATCAAATGTTTCATATACTAGAATATAATGATGAAGATGGTCCAATTGATGTTGATAAGTTAGATTTGGATTACTTAAAAGATTGTTATGTCCGTCTGGACATTCACCATAAGAAACATGCTTACAGTTTTGATCGATTTATGGATCGGCTTTACGACGTTGGAGCCGCAAAGATCACAACTGTAGAAGAATCAATAGATGAAAATGAAGAGGAAGAACTTGTTGACTTAGCTCAGGATACTGTTACACTAATCAATAACGAAATCGATTTATTGGATGAAGTAGAAGACAAACCAAGAATGAAAAAGATAATTAAAGATCTTTACATGGAGAGTTTATCGCTGTGAATATTTTTGTACTGGATGAGAATCCACAAACCGCCGCACAAATGATGTGCGACAAGCATGTAGTAAAAATGATTGTAGAGTCCGGACAAATGCTTTCTACGGCATGGAGAGTTCTAGATGGAGACCAATATACGGAACTGTCTGCAAACAATCGCCGAATCAAAAGATGGAAATTACCTTACGAAATGTTTGAGGAGATGTTATACAAAGCCTCATTTGTTGGACATCCATGTACCCAATGGACAATGGAAAATCAAAAGAACTATTATTGGTTAGCAGAACACGCATATGCTTTGTGTAGAGAATACACTTACAGATATAAAGGTAAAGAACATAAAGCACAAGATATGATTTCTTATATGCGTTATCGTAAACCTGCGAACATAAAAATGTCAGAGTCTATGACTCCATTTGCTCAAGCGATGCCCGATACATATAAGAACAAAGATGCTGTGAAAGCCTATCGTGCGTATTATCTCGGCGAAAAAACTGGGTTTGCAAAATGGAGTCACAGAGAAACTCCTACTTGGTATGAGGAGGCATTAGTTTGATAATATTCCAAACATTAAGTTGGAGAAACTTTCTCTCAACAGGAAACTATAAGACAACTGTTGATCTAACTCGTCATGATAATACACTTGTGTCTGGCGAGAATGGTGCAGGCAAATCTACAATGCTAGATGCATTGACGTTTTCTTTGTTTGGAAAATCATTTCGTGGCATCAAAATCCCACAGCTACCAAACTCTATTAATGAAAAAGACTGTGAAGTAGAAATTAATTTTACAATCGGAAAAGATGAGTACCGAGTTGTTCGTGGACTTAAGCCTAAAAAGTTTGAGATATACAAGAATGATGATTTGCTTCCACAAGATGCAAAGTCCAAGGACTATCAAAAAATACTTGAAGAACAGATTCTCAAGATGAGTTACAAATCATTTTGTCAGGTTGTAATATTGGGATCATCAAACTATGTCCCTTTCATGCAACTTAGTGCCGCAGATCGTCGAGCGGTGGTTGAGAACCTTCTAGACATTGATATATTTTCTGCCATGAATACCCTTGTAAAGATGAGACTTCAGATAACGAAAGAGTATATCAAGGATGTTGATTATAAGATCGAGATTACAAAGAGTAAGGCTGAAGATAAACAAAAACTCATAAAGACACTTGAAAAGAAATCAAGTGATTCGGTTGAAAAGTATGAAGAGGAAATCAAAGAGAATCGAAAAATGATTTCCGAATACAATCATATAATCGAATCATATCAAACTAATATTGAACATCTAATGAGTCAAATAAAGGATAAAGATATTATTCCTAAGTCTCTATTGAACATGGAGTCCGATGAAAAGGAATTGAAGAACAAGATTAAAACTATTCAGAAGAACGTAAAGTTTTATGAAGAGAATGATACCTGTCCTTCATGTAAGCAAGATATACAACAACATCATCGTGATAGTGTCTTTGCAGAAAAGAAGAAAGAAAAAGAATCTATTGATTCACAATTAGAGGAACTGTCCGAGACAATCGATTCGGTTCAAAAAAGATTGAATGACATCAATGCAGTATTGACTACTATAGAGGGAATTGAGAAGGCAATCTCAACTAAACAAAATGAGATTTCAGTTTCTTCACAATACATTGACAAGATGCAAAAGAATATTGAATCAGTTCTTACTGAAGGAAAAGAGGTTCAAGAAACCAAAGATGAATTGAACCAACTGATTGGTGAGGGAAAGAATCATGTCACAAGAAGAAAAGAGTTGGTCGAAGATAAACATTATTATGGTATTGCTTCTACTCTTTTGAAAGACAGTGGAATCAAATCAAAAATTATCAAGCACTACTTGCCGATTATGAACAAACTGATTAACAAGTATCTTGCGGACATGGATTTCTTTTGTCAGTTCAACCTTGACGAAAACTTCAGCGAGACAATTAAGAGCCGACATCGTGACGAGTTTACCTACCATAGTTTCAGTGAAGGTGAACGATTGCGTATTGACTTGTCGTTGCTTCTTGCATGGCGAGAGATTGCACGGTTAAAGAATAGTGTGAATTGTAATCTTTTGATTCTTGATGAGGTGTTTGACTCTAGCCTTGACGGAGTTGGCACAGAAGAGTTCTTAAAGATATTAACATCGTTCGGTAATCGTGCTAACATATTTGTAATCAGTCACAAGTCTGATTCAATGACAGACAAGTTTCAGAATCATATTGTGTTTGAAAAGAAGAACAACTTCAGTAGGATAAAATGATGCTTGTGAAACATGGCACCGAATCTCAAATAAAAGAAATATACGATACCTTTCGGTTGTATAAAGATATATTTCCACATCTACGATTTGATTATCTTACTCGCAAGGTTAAATCAGATAGATGCATTTATGAAGATGATGTTGCCATCACTTACACAATCTATCAAAGAAAAAATAAAGTAGGAACGTCTTATGAGAATTTAGAGTTGAAAGCCTCCAAGGGTGATGTTATGATACATCAACTTGCAAATGCAAATCCAAGTAACGGCAAGAGCAAGGAGATCGTGCAAAGATTTCTCGAAGAGAATTGTCATGGTAAAAGAGTATGGTTGACTGTTCGTCAAAACAATGATCGTGCCGTACGCTTTTATGAAAAGATGAATTTCAAAAATGTCGGAACTGTACATTGGATGAAAGGAAAACTACCCGGATATGTCTTCTGTTATGTCACAAATAAAACCATACTATGAACGCAACAACCATGTGATTGATTCGCATGTGAATTGCAACTTTGAAGATTTACTTGAGATGACTCCAGACGAGTTTCGTGAATGGGTCATCGAAATGCGTAAGGCAGTAAAACAAGCATGGGACACTTACGGCTGTCCTCCACGAACCGGCAAAGATGAACAAGACATCATTGATTCTTTCAATAAGATTGCCGAGTATCCAGTTCATAAATTCACACACACCGATGAACTGTCTGACATGGACGATGATGTAATCATCAACAAGTCTCGTCTTGGAGTGGAAGTTGATCAATGGTTCTCGAATATGTTCAAGACAAGAATCAACTACACCGAAAAAGATAATGGATATTCTATCTATGATCTGGTAGCCGATGATAAGAGATTGGATCAGGTTGTGAAGGGAGCGATGCGTCATCTTCGTCGTGATTCATTTTACACTCATGCACTTTCCGCGATCAAGCATGATAAGAAATATGCTGTCGTAGATGTGGGAAGTGGCGATGAATGGATGGAAGCATTCTTCAACAATCCAAATATATTTCGAGGATATGATTTCCTACTTGAACAGGTGAAGATTCGTGACGGGGCGAACACTGGATATTTTCAGTTAGAACAGGACGACATTCTTCAGCTAACGAAGGATCAGGTGGAGAAGTGGAAGAATAAAATGGAATACCGCCATTACTCTACTTTTGATATTTCTGCAATGCCTGATGATAAAGTGTATGCAATCCGTATATATAGAAAAGGGAGAAAGGTATTTCCTGCTGCTTTTAAGTCTTTTAGGATAGGATATATTCAACCTGCGGTAAACTTTCCGCCAATGACTGCGAAATATTTGTATGAAAGATTCACAGAAAATATTAAAGATCAAGAACGCATTGTTATATACGACCCGTCAAGTGGGTGGGGCGGCCGCATACTCGGTGCTATGGGTTGTCGGGATGATCGTCGGATTCACTATGTTGGCACTGACCCAAATCCTGATAATTTTCTTGATGGCGATTCTTACAGTAAGTATGAGTCTCTCGCTGATTTTTACAACACCAAAACTTATCGCGGAAATCCATTCTTTTCCGAAACGAACTCTTACCATATTTTCAAAGAGGGTTCGGAGGAGATTGGCAAACACTCTGATTTCCAACAATATAAAGGGAAAACAGATCTTATTTTTACATCGCCACCCTATTTCAACAGGGAAGCATACTCAGAAGACGAAAATCAATCGTACAAAAAATACGGATCGTCATATGAATCATGGAAAGAAGGTTTTCTTCGACCAACATTAACAACTTGTGTTGAGTGGTTAAAGGAAGATAGATATTTATTATGGAACGTAGCCGATGTTTTAGTGAGTGGTAAATATTTACCGATAGAGCAAGATAGTATTGACATATTAGAATCTTTAGGTATGATTTATAAGTATACTTTGAAGATGGGACTGGAAGGAATGCCAGGTCAAAATAGAGTGGGAGAAGATGGAAAGCCCAAATGTAAAAATTTCTGTCAGGTGAATGGAAAATATTTAAAGTACGAACCAGTATTTGTTTTTTATAAAGGAACTTGAAAATGGCAAAAAAGAAAAAGGGAAACCTTCTCTACATCATGAACCCTAATTGTGGATGGTGCAAGAAAGCTGATCCTGTAGTTGAGGAATTGGTCAAAGATGGATATAAAATTAAGACATTAAATGTCCAGAACCAAGATGATGCAATAAAGGCAAGAGAAGCTATTACAAAGCATGGTATTCAATGCGGAACTCCATTGTTCCTAGATTCAAAGACAGGTAACATGGTATGTGGTTTTAGGGAAAAAGATATTCTTGAAAAATGGGCAAATGGAGAAGAGATGCCTGCTCCGCCTCCAAGAGAACAACCTCAACAGCCTCAACATGTTGAAAAAGAGACTAGAGTTAGATTGGAATATATTTGGCTGGACGGTAAAGAGACAACTGGTATCAGGTCAAAAATTAAATTTGAAAACATTAAACTGCCTCCTGTGAATCCCCATGCTCCACCTCCTATTGATGAACTCATGGGAAAAATTCCTGATTGGTCATTTGATGGTTCAAGCACATCTCAGGCAGAAGTAGAGAATAGTGATTTAATTTTGAAGCCTGTTAAGATTGTAAGAAATAGTTTAGAACGACAACAGCCTGGGGGTCAAATATCATTAATAGTTTTATGTGAAGTTTTCAATGTAGATGGGACGCCCCATGAGTCAAATGCTCGATATAACTTGAGATCTTTTGTTGATGAAAATGAAATGGACGATTTGGTAGTTTCCTCAGAGCAAGAGTATGTATTTTGGAACCATGACTTAGATTTGCCATCTGGTTGGGAGTCTTCGGATAAAGATGGTTCAATGGGCGAACCTTCAAATGAGGGAGATTACTATTGTGGTTTTGCATTAGACAACTCTACCGTTGGTGGTACTCATAGAATGATTGCAGATTTCCACGCAAATGTTTGTGGTATGTGTGATATTAGTTTAAGTGGATATAATGCAGAGGTTATGAAATCCCAGTGGGAGTATCAAACAGCACCATCTGATGTTTTAACTTCGGCAGATAATCTTTGGATTAGTAGATATCTTTTAATGAGAATTTCTGAACAAAGAGGACTAGGTATTTCTTTTGATCCTAAACCTGTTGACGGAAATTATAATGGTTCTGGTTGTCATATTAATTTTTCCACCAAGACAATGAGAGAAGGATCAAACGAAATCGTAGAAGAAATCTGTGAGTCACTTGCTTTAAATCACGAAAAAGCAATTTCATCTTATGGTGTGGGAAATGATAAAAGACTAACAGGAAAAAATGAAACTTCTAAAATTGATAAGTTTACATATGGTAAAGGTGATAGATCTTGTTCTTTAAGGATTCCAGTTGGAGATTATCTTGAAGATAGAAGACCTGCTGCAAACGTAGATCCCTATGTTGCTTTTCTTAATCTGTCAGAAGTTTTGACAGATGTTAATAATAAAGTTTTAGAAAGAGTGTAGACTAAATGCCAAGGAAAAAAAGAATTGATAATATCACTGGTTTGAGTGATAATACTAACCTATCATATGAAGGATATCTAAAGGCTGCTTTGGCTTTAATGTCAGATCAGTTTTCAATCAGAGTTTATAAGTTGGCTCCCAAAAATGAATATCCAATATTCGAGAGAGGGAAGGATATCAGAGTTCAATTCTACTGCAACAAAAAAAGAATATATGAATTTATCATAGAAAAGATGTTCTATTACCAAAGCAATAGAAACAAGGAGGACAGGGCATGGATGAGAACTCATGCTTCTGTTCACCTAAATATGGTAAAGAATGCCATTATTAGGAAAGAGAAAAATGTCTCTAAGATACCCGGATGAAATTTCTTTTTTAAAAGAACAAATATCAGAATTGTTAAGATACAATGATGTTATTTTAGATGACATTGTTTACATGTACTATGTCTATAGAGAACCTGAAAATGTTTTTGTTGCAAGAAGAAACTCAAGAAAGCCATCTACTGCTAGACAGACTCCAAAGACTGCTTTTAGTTCATTAGACATCATCGGTAATCAACTAGTAATTAAAATTTTTGAAGCATTACACGGCCACAACAAATTTTCCAATAATGAAAATATTGGAGGAAAATTTAACATAGTCGGAAAGTTTAAAATGGTTGATGAAAGTGGAGATTATGTTCGCTATAACATGGGAGATGTGGTATACTTCAATGGTAAAACTTATATCGCTACCAGAAATACAACAGGCTGTACGCCAGGACATAAACATCCATATTGTGATTCGTGGAAAGTGATTGGTTTAGATGATAGTGTGGGTTACAAGGAAAGTGGTTTTTAGGAGTTTTCGTTATTATTCTTTTAGATAACAATCAAATACTTTTTGCTAATGTTTTTCAGTCTATAAAATATTCTTCTACTGTTGATGAAGATTTTTTGAGACACATGACTCTAAACACATATCGCTTCTACAGAAATAAATTTCAGTCTGAATATGGTGAACTTGTAATTTGTAACGACTCTAAGAATTATTGGAGGAAAGACATTTTTCCATATTACAAGCACAGTAGAAAACAAAAAATTAAGTCTTCTGAATTGGATTGGGATTCCATCTTCAATAGCATGACAAAGATAAGAGAAGAAGTTAAAAATACTTTCCCCTATAAAAATATAACTGTTGAAAGAACAGAAGCCGACGACATCATATCAGTGATTTGTAAAAACTATAACGATGAGAAGATGTTGATAGTTTCAAGCGATAAAGACTTTCAACAACTTCAAAGATATCCCAACGTAGAACAATATAGCCCAATAAGAAAAGATTTTCTTGTGTGTGATGATCCGGAGACATTTTTATTGGATCATATAATTAAAGGTGACTCTTCAGATGGAATACCTAATATTCTATCTGATGATGATGTTTTCACAATAGAAGACAAAAGACAAAAAGCATGTGGTAAAAAAAGAATGACCACAATCAAAGAAGACATTTCCCAGTGGTCGAATACAGATCATTGGAAAAGAAATCAAAGTCTAATTGATTTAAATCTTATTCCAGAACAGTATCAGTCTGCTATAATTAAGGAATATGAAAAAGAACCTATTGGTAAAAGAAGTAATATATTGAATTACTTTATAACAAACAAATTAAAAAATTTAATGTCTAACATAGAGGAGTTTTAGTTTCGATGCCAAAGAAAAAACAGAATAATAACTATAATCAATATGAAGATTATGAAGATGTTCGAGGAAAAGGGACAAGGAAAGAGAAGAGAAGGACTCGTCGGCACAATGAAAAAAAGTGGTTAGACGAAGTTGCTAGAGGCAATCTTGATTCTGAAACATATGTTGATCACTTTGAAGAATGAAACGGAGACTATATTATGATTACTGCGACTAGCGTGAAATTGTCAAAAGAGACACTTTCAATTCTTAAAAACTTTTCTGCACACAACAGTAACTTGTTGGTTAAGCCGGGAAATGAAATTAATACAATCACACCTGCAAAGAACGTAGTTGCGAAGGCGACTGTGCAGGAAGATTTTCCTGTTGAATTTGGAATCTGGGACTTGAATAAGTTTCTAGGAACAATTTCTCTTTTCAACGATCCTGAATTTACTTTTGATGAGAAGTGTGTTCGTATTGAAGGCGAAGATGGTGCAAAGGTGGATTACTATTATTCCGAACCTAGACTTCTTTCTACGTTGACAAAAGATGTTAATATGCCTGAGTCAGTTGTTCACTTTTCAATAACAGAGGATAACTTTATCTCATTACAAAGAGCAGCTTCAGTTCTACAACTTCCAGATCTTTGTATTCGATCTAACGACAATAATGAAATTTTATTGGTTGTTCTTGATAAAAAGAGTTCAACATCAAATCAATTTGCTATAACTGTTGGTGAAAATGAAACTGGTGCTAGTTTTGAATTTTACCTTAAGATGGAGAATATTAGACTTCTTGCTGGCAATTATGACGTATCAGTTTCTAAGACTGTAGTTAGTAAGTTTTCTCATCAATCTACGGATTTAGTCTACTACATAGCACTAGAGAATGATTCTACTTTCAGTGGAGATTGATTATGAAAACTTTAGTGACGGGCGGTAATGGACTTGTAGGTTCAACAATCGATTCTGATTTTAAACCCACAAGAGAAGGCTTAGATCTCATGAACATAGATGAGATTTGTGAATATATTATTCACAATGACATAGATTCTATTGTCCACTGTGCTGCTAAGGTTGGTGGAATTAAGGCAAACACAGAACAACTAGGTCAATTTTATTACGATAACATATCAATCAACACAAACATTCTTGAAGCGGCAAGAAAAACAAAAGTGAAGAAGGTAGTTTCTTTTCTTTCTACTTGTGTTTTCCCAGAAGAAGCAACATACCCATTGACTTCAGATCAGATGCACAATGGAGAACCACATCCATCTAATTACGCATATGCTTATGCAAAAAGAATGCTAGAAGTTCAGAGTAGAGCTTACAGGGATGAGTACGGTTGCAATTTTATTACGGTAATACCGTGTAATATCTACGGTCCAAATGATAATTACAATTTGGATTCCGGACATGTTATCCCGTCTCTAATTCATAAATGTTATCTAGCGAAAAAGAATAATACAGATTTTGAAATTTGGGGAACTGGAACTCCATACCGTGAATTTATATATTCAAAAGATGTGGGATATCTTACTCAGTGGGCATTAGAGAACTATGATGATCCAGAACCTTTAATTCTTTCTCCTGATGAGGAAATAAGCATTGCAACTATTGCTCAAGAGATTGCATGGAGAATGGGATTTGAAGGTAACATATTTTACAATCAGGAAAGAGATGGTATACATAGAAAACCATCTGATAACAGTAAAATAAAGTCACTGTTGCCTGAGTATAAGTTTGTTCCTATTGAAATGGGGCTAAAGGAAAGTATAGATTGGTTTATAAAAAATTACGATGAGGCTAGAAAATGAAAAGAGCATTAATTACAGGTATAAATGGTCAAGACGGATCATATCTAGCAGAGTTTCTGCTTGAAAAAGGATATGAAGTTCATGGTATTCTCAAGAGAAACTCTGTCGCAGAAAACCAGACTGCTCGTTTGGATAATTGTTATGAAGATTTACATTTATACTATGGAGATCTAACTGATCTATCATCTTTAATTTCGATTCTACAAAAGGTACAACCCGATGAGGTTTATAACCTAGCAGCACAGTCTCATGTTCGCATTAGTTTTGATGTCCCTATCTATACTGCGTGTGCTACAGGATTGGGAGTTCTCAATGTATTTGAGGCATGTCGTCTAATATGCCCAAAGACTAAAATTTATCAAGCATCATCATCAGAGATGTTTGGAAACTGCATTGACGATGATGGATTTCAAAGAGAAACTACTGCTATGAGACCCGTAAGCCCTTACGGTTGTTCTAAAGTTTTCGCATACAACATAGCAAAGAATTATTGTCATTCGTATGATATGTTTATATCTAATGGAATTCTATTCAATCATGAATCACCAAGAAGAGGATCTAATTTTGTAACTAGCAAAGTTGTAAAGGCAGCAGTTGCAATTAAAATGGGCAAACAAAAAGAATTAAGAATGGGCAACTTAAATGCAAGTCGTGATTGGGGTCATGCAAAGGATTATGTAAAGGCTATGTGGATGATTCTTCAGCATGACACACCGGATGACTTTGTTTGCTCCACCGGCATTTCACACAACGTAAAATATCTTTGCGAATATACTTTCAATTCTCTTGATATGAACTATGAAGATTATATAATTACAGATGAAAAGTATCTTCGTCCAGAGGAATTGGAACATCTTAAGGGGGACTCTACTAAACTCAGAGAAACTTTAGGATGGGAACCAGATTATACTTTTGAACAAATGATAGAAGAAATGATAGACGTTGAGCTTTCCAAGCACGGATTAAAACGAGAGGATATAGTATGACAGTTGCAGAAGCCACAAAAGATTTTTTGTGGGTTGAAAAGTATAGACCTAAAAGCATTAATGAATGCGTTCTTCCAAACTCTATTAAAAAAACTTTCAAGCAAATGGTCGATTCTGGTGAATCTCAGAATTTGCTTTTGTCTGGAGGTGCAGGTTGCGGAAAGACAACTATTGCAAGAGCGTTGTGTAATGAATTGGGAGCAGACAATATCCTGATAAATTGTTCAGAGAATGGAAACATAGATACTCTTCGCACCACTATTCGAGAATTTGCAAGCTCTGTTTCTCTAACAAATTCAAAGAAGGTTGCTATCCTCGATGAGTTTGATTATTCGAATGCACAGAGTATTCAACCTGCACTGAGGGGAGCGATTGAAGAGTTTGCTAATAACTGTAGATTTATTCTAACTTGTAATTATAAAAACAGAATCATTTCTCCTATTCATTCTCGTTGCACGAATATCGATTTCCAAATTCCAAACAAAGAGAAACCTATTCTCGCACTAGAGATGATGGAACGAATTAAATCTATTCTTAAAACAGAACAGGTAGATTTCGAAGACAAAGTTTTGGCAGAATTGATTCAAAAGTATTTTCCAGACTTCAGAAGAATCTTAAATGAGTTGCAAAGATATTCGGTTGGTGGTAAAATTGATGTAGGGATTCTATCTCAGATAGGAGAACTGAATGTAAAGCAACTGATGAAGCACATGAAAGATAAAGATTTTTCAGGTGTTAGAAAATGGGTTGTTAAGAACTTGGATAATGATCAAACACAAATCTTCAGAAAGATATATGATGGTTTGTATGATTATTTGGAGCCACAAAGTATTCCTTTAGTGGTGTTAATTCTAGGAGAGTATCAGCATAAAGCAGCTTTCGTTGCTGACGCTGAAATAAATATGGTTGCATGTCTAGTACAAATTATGATGGAAGCAGGATTTAAATAATGTCTAAAGCTATAGAAAATTTTGACGAGTCTTTATACACACATAATTTCATTACAGATCTTTATGATGAGGGATTTATGGAGAGATCATATCAAGACAAAAGAGTTCAAAATATAAATTTTGCTAGAATCTTGATAGATTTTTTCAAATTTGATAATCGAAGTGTAGTCGATTTTGGATGTGGAACAGGTGTTCATTTAAATGTGTTCAAAGAAAGAGGTTGCGAAGTTCGAGGATTTGAATATTCATATGACGCAGCAAAACCACAACATGAGAAGATGGGACTTACTGAAGAGGAAATTACATTTGGTGATGTTTCTGAACCGATTAAGCTGTCTAAAAAGTATGATGTTGCAATGTCCATAGAAGTTGCAGAACATATCCCGAAAAGTAAAAGCGATAATCTAGTTTCAAATCTAGTCAACGCTACGGATGGGATTATATTTTTTACTGCTGCTGGTCCAAACCAAAGCGGAACTGGTCATATTAATTGTCAACCAAAGGATTTTTGGAGATCTAAATTCGCAAAACATGGTTGGTATATACCACTCGCAGAAAATAAATGGAGTTACATTGCGCCGATTGTAGATAAATTCACCCCAGTTAATTATCCCTGCACATGCAATCCAAGAGCGGTATGGTATTGGTTAGTATCTAATTTAATGATATTCCAGAAAGAAGAAAAGATACAAGAATGCTTCGCTTATATAAGAGAACTAGAACACGGACCGGAATGGAATTATGAGGACCCATTGAAGGGTTTAAAAATTTATGACTAATTTACAGATGGAGACAAATTATGACAGAATATAGGCCACAAGGATCATGGTTATTTTTAGAAAAAGTTGATTACGAAGAAGAAATAACAACGGAATCTGGTATTGTATATAAAGCAAAACAGGTTCTAGATACAGTTTATGTGGAAGCAACTATCTTAGCAATGGGACCGGGATTGCCCCTTCCTAGTGGAGAGATCCCAACTCCAGAATATTCAGTTGGTGATAAAGTTCTATATGATGTCCGATCCAGAAAAGGAACATATAAAGAGTATGATATGATTCGTATGGAGGATGTAGTTTCAATCGTGGATGAAGATGAAGCTGAGTAATTTTTTAAATTCGATTAATCATGAAAAGAATGATCTATTCTCAGACGATACGGAGTATGCTGAGAAGATGTATCAGCCATTTGTGATAAACAGATCTCTATCTTATTTTCCTGATACTATTTTTCATGCGAACGAGATGAATGTTTTAAATTCTCTCTCTGAAAAAATGCAGTATGATTATTTGAAATGTTCTATTCGCAAAAGAAAAAGATTCAGCAAATGGATTAAGAATGATAAAATCGATGATTTGGATCTCATAAAAGAATATTTTAACTATTCAAACAGCAAAGCTGAAGAGGCGCTGAGAGTTCTTACAGAGGATGCCATAGAGGAAATCCGCAAAAGAACATACACAGGGGGGGTTAAATAATTTTATAGCATATATATTAGGTGAACTAATTAAGGAAAATGCTATGAGTGATGATGTTTTTAAAGGACTTGGAGTCGAAGTAAAATTAAATAATGAAGATGACTTTTTGAAGGTGTGTGAAACTTTAACAAGAATTGGTATTTCCTCCAAGAAAGAAAATAAACTTTACCAATCTTGTCATATCTTACATAAAAGAGGAAGATATGCAATTCTTCATTTCAAAGAGTTGTTTGTTCTGGATGGTTTAGAGACTGATATATCTGTGACTGATATAGGAAGAAGAAATAAGATCGCAGATCTTTTAGATGAGTGGGAGTTAGTAGAAATTATTGATCCTGAAAGATATGAGGAACCGCAAATATCTTTAGCTCAACTGAAAATTCTTCCCTATAAAGAAAAAGATGACTGGAATTTGATACCCAAATACCATATTGGGAACTATAGAAAATGAGTAACTATGTCAAAATTATTAATCAAATTTCCTTCTCGGAACAGACCTGACAAGTTCAAAAAGGTTCTGAGAAAGTACATCGATTTTCTTTCAGGAAATCATGATGTTCGTTTTGTCATCTCTATGGATGAAGATGATAAAAAAATGAACACGAAAGATATAAAAACATTTCTAAAGAGACTTCGTAAAGGTGGAGTAGATCTCGTTTATCATTACGGAAACTCAAAAAGTAAAGTTGAGGCATGTAATGCAAATATGGAAAATGAAAATGCAGATGTAATCATGTTGATCTCGGATGATATGATTCCTCAACTTAGAAATTATGACGATGTAATTTTTGAATACTTTTCAAAGGCATTTCCAGATTTTGATGGTGGTATCAAGTTTCACGATGGACTCAGAAATGATATACTAATGACTCTTCCTATCATTGGCTGGAAAGTTTATGAGAAGTGGGGATACATCTATCATCCCGATTACACTTCTTTATATTGTGATACTGAACAAACTTTTGCTTTACAGATAATGGGAAAGTTAGCAGCGGTTGATATTTGTCTTGCGAAACATGAATGGACACCAGAACCTTTTGATGAACTTCATGCAAGAAATGAAAATGCACAGATGTATCACAAAGATGGTGCAGTTTTCCAAAGAAGAAAAATGAATAATTTTGATGTAGGAGTTTTATCGTGAGTGAAACTATTTTATCTTATTGTTTGTTTGAACCAATTACTATGCACTTACATAGAACTTGGGACAAAAATAGAATGGAAATGAATCGGTATTGGTATAACATACCTGCACTTCTAATTGCAAACGAAATACTATATCCTAATTTTGATACTAGATTTTATATAAGTCCCAGTGTTAAAAATAATCCTCTTTTTCCTATATTGAAAGACACAGGGGTTCAGGTGGAAGAAGTTGAATTAGAATTTGAAAGAACTTCAGAACCCATGTTATGGAGAATGATGCCTCTTTGGGATGATGTTTCTTGTTTTTTCACAAGAGATGTTGACTCAATTCCAAACAGAGAAGAGGCACAATGCACCTTGTACTTCAAGAATAGTGATCACCATATTCAAACAATAAGATCGCATGAGAATCACTATCATGAACAGGGATGTGATATGTTAGGAGGTCTTTCTGGATTTAAACCTAAACTGATAAAGAAGAAACCACAAAATTTTACAAGCTATTACAAATCTAAAAATGATATGCCTTGGGCCCAAGATCAATATCTTATGGTCAATACTTTCATATATTCACAAGAGGATAAGTATATCAATAAGAGATTTTTAGATTGTCCTATAAACAACCAGAGCAGATCAGCAAAGTTTTCTTGTTCGGAAATAAATGAGAAACAAAAAAATACTATTTCTTTCTCTCAAAAACAAGAAGAGGTTTTAGAAATAATAGAAAGAAATAACATAAGCACATGGGCAGGAGAACCTTGCGACACAAGAGGAAACATTCTAAAACAATTTTTATCATTAGATACAAAGATGGGAAGAAAGATAAATAAACTATTCAAGAGTGATGATTCTATTGCGAATTTTTATGGAGTATGTAATGAAGATTTATCTAAACAAGTCGTCGCATAAAGGAGATACATTCCGAGAGTTACTTGGAATGTGGGAAGAGTCTGGTTACTGTAAATTGCATAAATCCAATGACAGATTTTGTTGGGTGAATGGAGTTGGTAACATTTTGCTATATGAATATGCAAGATTTGATTTCATTCCAAACATGTGGAAATTTGGACTCTTTTCCAATAGTCAACTTTTCTATGGCAACTGCTCTCCTTGGATATTTTGGGCAAGACATCCCAGAAAGTTAGAAAAATCTATTGACGAGGGAATTCTTTCTTATTCCGAAAGAGACACCTCTTCTATTTTCCTAGGAAAAATAGAAAATCAAATACAATATAATGGAAGAATGGGAAAGGATTGGGGCGAAGTTATAGAAGAATTTAGTATGCCAATTTCTTTTGGTGATTCTAAATCTTATCCATACACACAAGAACAATATTTAAATAAAGTAAAAAGTTCTAAGTTCGGACTGGTGTTGCCTGGTTATGGACCTAAATGTAACAGAGAAATAGAATACTTTGGTTTGGGCACAGTTCCAATCTATACAACAGATACTGGCCTTCATTATTACGATAGTCTTAAGGAAGGTGTTCATTATTTAATGGTAGAATCACCAGAAGAAATTCCTTCTTTGTTGGAAAAAATAGACGAAAAAACTTGGAATGAACTTTCATCAAACGGTAGAGAATGGTACAATAAAAATTGTTCTCGCAAAGGATCCTTTGAAACTACACAAAAAATTATAAAGGAACATGCCGGTGGATGATTCAATCACTGTTATACTTACAGTCTGGAAAAGACATAATTTAGAAGAGCAGTTGATTGCAATTAAAGATCAGACTGCCAATATTGATTCTATCTACGTTTATCAAAACGAATCACATGTTGATATAAGTCATCTAAAAGAAAAGTATGACTTCAAACATGTGCAATCTAAAGACATGAACTTCAAGTTCCACGGAAGATTCACCCTTCCTTTATTATTTGAAACAAAATATACAGCAATATTTGATGATGATACTATTCCAAATAAAGGATGGTTGCAGCATTGTAAAAATCTTTGCGACAGTAAAAATTGTATAGTTGGAGCCAACTGTAGAAATAACGACGGATCGGGTCATGGCCTTTGTGATGGTAAACTAAATGCAGATCCTATCAAATGTGATATTGTTGGTCACTGTTGGTTCTTTAAAACAGAATGGATTCATCACATGTGGAGAGAACCCGCCTTCACTTTCGACAACGGAGAGGACATACATTTCTGTGCATCATGTCAAATATATGGTGGTATAGATTCTTATCTTCCTTCACAAACACAGCAGGACATGGACAACTGGGGAGATACAAGACCTCTGTTGGGAGCAGACAACCACGCTACATGGAAACGAGAAGATCACAATCCAATACGAAAACAGCTATATGAATATTGGATTTCAAAAGGATGGAAGGTTACAAAATGATTTCAATTAGATATTTTCCTCCGGACTGGGGCTTCGGAAACAGAATGTTGTACTACAATAACTTAAGACAGATTGCCGAGAACAATGCAGACTCTTGGTCCTGTGTTCCTTGGGAAGGTCATGACATGTTTAGAGGTAACATGTTAGGGGAAAAGGCAATGGGAAATCTTGTACTGAATCCTTGTCTTGGGGAAAAGTTTTTTGAAATGCATAGCGTTCCAACAAGAGAGATCTTTCAACTGAATGAAGAAAAACATTTTGAAGGGAAAGTTGCCGCAGTTCATTTCAGGGGTGGTGATTTTTTCCAATGGAATCCTGATGCTGTTTTAGATAAAGATTACTATCTGAATGCAGTCGATTCTATTAAAGATGAAGTTGATAAGTTTATACTCTTCACAGAAGATGAATCTTTGCCTTCCTATTCCGCTGTTGAAAAATATTTCGAGGATGAGGGAGTTGACTACGACATTGGTGATAATCAAAGAAGCAATTATGTTGATGATTTTAGAAACATGTCGGCTTGTGATTATATTATTTCTAGTCCATCAACTTTTTGTATTTGTTCTGCCATGATAGGAAACAAAACTAATGTAATCCATTCTAAAAAATGGATAGATAATAGAGTGAACGCTCAAGATAAATTTTGGGTAGATTTAAACAACGGCGGAAATGAAGATTATTCAATATGGAGATTAGTATGAATTATGAGAAGTATTGGATAGATGGGATGGGACTACACTCCACCCAACTAGAAAAAATTGCACAAATTCTAAAAACCGGAGTCAAAAATGTGGTTGAATTTGGTTCTGGTAAATCCACTGAGTTCTTAGTTGATTTCAGAGAAGAGAATGAACTAGATTATGAAATATGTTCATTTGATCATCATCCATTTTATGGATATAAAGAGACTCATGATTTCTTAACAACACATCGTCGAGACATAGTTCGATGTAGTGATGAATGTTATGAAGAAATGTTTAATGAGAAGAAATACAATAAGTCCTGTTTTGTTAACTGTCAAAATGAAATGGATAATTTTCGAATTAAAAATTCTTTTTATGATATAACAGAGGAATATTTACCAGAAAATATAGATTTGGTTATTCTAGATGGACCCAATGGAAATGGTAGAAGTATATCATTTCTACATTTAAAAGATAAGTTGTCTAAAGAGGCACACATTCTAATCGATGATTCAGATCATTATGATTTTGTAGAACGAAGTAAAAAAATATTAGATGTAGAGGTTATTGTTCATGAAAATGATACCTCAATCCATCCGTTATTCAATTACGCATTATTAAAGGTGACATCATGAATAAAGTATATCTAAAGACATATTTTTATGTCCCTCATGAAATAGATTTTTTGATTATGAATTTATTAGAGTCTTATGATCACATAGACAAATTTATCATATGTGAATGTAATAGGACACACACTGGTCAACCTAAAGAATTTATCTTCGAAGAATATCTAGATAGATTCCCAGAAGAATTCAGAGACAAAATTTTGTACATTCCTTGTAACATTGAAGATTACACTGTAGAGGCATATGAGAACGAGGATGACATTCATAATATCAACGAACCTGTAATGAGAAGTTTCTTTATGAAACAGATGACTTTTAATGATGATGACATTATTCTTTCAGTTGATGCAGATGAAATTATCTATAGGGATGCTTACAAATACATCATCAAAGAAGTAAAAGAAAAAGATTTGGTAAGATTCAATCTACATCAGTTCTTCTACAAAAAGACTTATTTGTGGGAAGGTAAAGATTTTGTTTCGCCAATAGCAGCGAAATATAAAGTATTTAAAAATCATTTCCCCTGTAACTGGAGAGATGTTGGACCTATTCTTCCAATAAAGGTTGGTTGCCATTTCTCATGGTGCATGACTCCAAAGGAAATGGTTCATAAACTCCACACATATAGTCATCCCAGATATAGATTTTGTGCGGACGAAGAGGTATTGAAGAATGCTATTGATAATAAAGAATATCCGTTTGATGAAAATGTAGATTTTAATATTGTAGAACTTGATTATAATCATGAGGTGTTACCAGAATGTCTGAAAAGTCAATCGCAATACTTGGAAAAGGCCCCAGTGTAGACAAGTGTACGAAAGAGTTTATTGATTCTTTCGACGAAGTTGCTGCTTGTGGAAGACCTGTTTTTACAGGTTATGAACATCTAATTGGCAACAGAGCAAAGTATGATTTTGCAAATAGAACTGCTACTCCATACACACAAGAGGAAGCACAGAGATTAGGCATAGAACACTTCATTGATACTGGAGGAGGCACAAAAATCAGAGAAAGATTTAGTCATGGAGACTTAGATCCTTCAACTGGCATCCTAGCTTTTCATCATTTCCTAGAAAAACCAGAGTATACTAAGATTGCCTTGATTGGTTTTGATTTGTTTCAAACAATGGAGAAGGTGTATTATTATAAAAATGAAGAATTTGATCCTGCTTTAACATGGTTATGGGAAAATGGAACATACGATTCGGAAGGAAGGTTGACCATTGTTAGTGGTCATAAGACAGAGTTGATATTTAAATATCTAAATGACATGTTTGATTTATATAAAGATAAACAATTTTACATCATGTCTTCTTATAAATTTAGTGAAAAGGAAAATTTAAAAGTATTATGAAAAATATAGATCTTAAGAAAAAATATGATGAGGTTTTCAAGGAAGGTTCTGAAAACTTTTTTACATGCAACGTCTTCAGAGAGGCATGGACAATCGCCGGCGCCGAAGATTGGTCGGGGAAAAAAGTAATGGACATTGGTTGTGGTGAAGGTATGTTGCCCACAATGATTGCACATGCTGGAGCTTCAGATGTAGTAGGAGTTGACTATAGCGAAGAGGCTATTGATAACGCCAATAACAAATTTGAAATTGAAAATCTACAGTTTGTTTGTGGGGACTACAGAGAAGTTGAAGGAAAGTTTGACATCATCACAATGCAAGGAGTCATGGAACATTTAGATGAACCTTGGGAGGAGTTGAAGAATATGATGGACAATTACTTAGAAGAGGATGGTGTCTTAGTTACAAGTTCTCCTTCATTCTTAAATCCCAGAGGATATGTATGGATGACTTTAGCTAAATTGTTTGATGTTCCAATGTCACTTACTGATCTTCATTTCATATGCCCATTTGATATGGAAAATTTTTGCGAAGAAAATGATTATGAATTAGATTATACATCTATCCATCAGGATTGGGGCTCAGGAGAAACATTAATAAGAGATTTCAACAAGAGACTTCGTAATGCCCTTCGTGATGCGGATATGGATAATAGTAAAGTTGATGATCTTTTAGAATGGTTACATCAAGCAACTCCATACTTCGAAACAAATGAAGCGTCAGGAGCTATTGTAGTTTATAGGATAACAAAATGAAAATAGCATATGACATCGGAGCAAATTCTGGATCTTTTACGCAATCGTTTTTAGATGATGGGTATGAGGTCATTTCAGTTGAACCTAACCCAGATGTTTTTCAAAAACTAAAAGATAAATTTGAAGATAATTCAAACGTGATCCTAATAAACAAGGCAGTATCATCCAGCGGCGACAAAGTTAATTTTTTTGTTCCAAAAATTAAAGGAAAACATGTGGTTGCTACTTGTTCGGAAGATTGGTTTGGGGGAAGATTTAAGTATATATTTGATCAAGGTTATGATAAAATAGAAATGGATTCAGTATCTTTAGATGAATTGATCAAAGTTCATGGAAGTCCAAGTAGAATAAAAATAGATGTGGAAGGTTATGAATATAATGTAATAAAAAGCATGACTGAAAAACATGATTGTCTCATCAGTTTCGAATGGACATCTGAAGTCTATGAAGAAGCAAAAAAAGTTTTACTCCATTTAAAGTCCTTGGGATTTTCAAAAGGAATGATATTGAATGGAGATGATTCCTCGACATATAAGAATACACCAGAAAATAAATTAAATAGCATTGAAGAAATGATATCTTTTTTCGAGTCGGACATTTCGAAAACACATTCGGGCAGTTGGGGAGATGTTTACATTAAATGAAAACACTAAAGCGAGACAAAGTAGTTTTAAATTTTAGGGAAACCCCCAGAGAACAAAGAGGAACTCTGGGAGGACAGTATCCTAACGTAGTTAAAGATAAAATTTATTATCAAATGGAAGAACCAAAGGAAGTTCACTACGCAATTCAAAAGGAAAATTCTTACATTAAACCAGAATCTAATGTTACAATCAAAAAGTCTTTGTCCGCTCAAAACTTTAGTGCTTTCTATGATACAAACCCAAACATAAATGAAGATGAAAGATACAAAGCAGTTGGAGGATATCATGTTGGAAGATCGGCGGTTGAAAACTACAAGCAAGGAATCGAATCTAAATTATACAATCATCTAAATGATTGTCCAATAAGCAATGATTTAGAAGTAGTACCACATCCCGATCCAGTGTGGCCTCAATACACTCGTTTATTATTTAAAGATGACTTCCATCATCCAAGGCACGCAAACGGATTGTATGTATTCAAGTCGTCAGATGGAATAGACTGGAAAGAGTATCATGATTTGCCAGTAATTAGCAGTTTTGATTCCTGTGAAGAGAATGAGGAAAACCCAAACAATACTGGAATAGGTCATGATACTCTTCCCAGTATTTTTTATGATCATAATATAGATGAGTATGTTATGTACATCAGAGCAAATCTAAGTTTGGGTGTTAGACATGTATTTTATACACACTCAAAGGATTTAATAAATTGGTCTAAACCTTCTTTGATAAAAATAGATCCTGCATTTGATTTGAATCATGATAATTTATATTTCATGTCTGCATTCCCTTTCGGCAGAAAGTACATAGCTTTTCCCCCATACTTTAAAAATTCTGTGGTTTCACATGTAACAGGAAAAGAAAAAGTATTTGATAAAGAAAAAAGAGACTGGGTATGGGGAGATCCCGGAGGACCAGTAAGTGCAGAAAAGAATGGGCATCAAAGAAATTATTGGGATGCAAAAACTCTAGTAATGATATCGGATGATCGTTTGAATTGGAAAGTGGTCGATACAATTTTACCCTCTGAAACTAGAGGTCATATGACCTTTCCACATGTGGTGTCTTTTAGAGAAGAAGATGATGGCTATGCTCTTTACGTTCATGAAGAGTTTATGACTTTTACAAATAAGTTGGTTCGTTACACAATAGATTATGAAGAATTGGAAAAATATCTTGATACCTGAGCATACTATATTTGGAATAACTAAATTCACGCAACTAGGAAACAGTCTAGTTCAGATATGTAACGCCATAAATGTTGCAAAGAAATCTAATTCTACATGTAGAATGCCTAGTTCAAGTGTTAATCCAGATGTAATGAATTTTTTAAAGACAATTCCAAATGTAGATGACATCAAAGATAGGAAAACAGAAGTAGAAAGAAAATTCTATTTCGAGAATGAATGTTTTGGCTACAGAATGACAAATGAAGATAGAAGGAATATACTACACCAGTATGTTTATCCTCATCTTAATATAGGTGATGCGCCTTCTGTGAAGGATGATACATTAGTAATCCATATTCGAAGTGGAGATATATTTAACGAATGGATACATCAGAATTATGTTCAACCTCCTTTAGAATACTATAAGAAAATTATAGACGAAAAGGAACCAAACGATGTATTGATTGTTAGTCAAAAAGATTTAAGCAATCCATGTATAGATGCCTTGATTTCTTGGGACTCTAAAGTTAGAATACAGACAGGCTCTATTCAGGAGGATGTAAGTTCAATATTGAAGGCAAAATCATTAGTGATTGGATTTGGAACTTTTGGCTGGATGTTATCTTTGATGTCGAAAAACATAGAAGATTTATATTGTCCTAATATAGTTACTGATGTTTTTTCTTCTGAGTTTGAAAATTGTCCATACAAGATAAGAAGATTCAATTTTCCAAATTATATTCCAATAGGAAATTGGAAAAGAACAAATGAACAAATGCAACACATGATTGATTACAAAAAAGATTTAATAGTAGAGGTATAAAATGAAAGATAAGATTGCTATATTTTGCTCAGGAGATGAAGGATATATTCCAAACATGATCTCTGCTTTATTGATTGCGTGTAAGTATAATTCAAATTTTGATCCGTGGATAATCACTGATGCATCAGAAGAAGCAGTTGATAAGTTTGAAAGACTAGGGATTGGGTATCTGAAGGCAGATCTTAAAGATGATATTAACGGTTATATAAATGATCAGTGGCCTTCTCATAGTTTCTGGTGGCACGTTGGACCTAAAATGCTACATGAAAAGGGATACAAATATAGTATCTTCATAGATGCAGATGTCTACTGTATAAGAAAAATAGATACGTCGCTTTTCAATGAAGACTTAGAGATTGCTGCTAGATCCGGCGACATCGAAAACAAATTCAATTCTGGAGTCATACTTTTCAACAATGAGAAGATGGTAGATATGAATCTAGATGAAGAGTTTATGAAAGCATATCAAAAGATGGCAACTCCCGAGTATATTCAATGGCATGGGGGAAGTGTTCACGATCAACAAGTTTTATGTGCTATGGGAAAGAACAATAACTATTCTGAGTTTCTTGGTTATGATGGAATCTTTGACTTGAAAAATCTTGACATGACTTGGAATTATCAGTTCAACATAATACCCGGAAAGATTACAAACGAAGATCTTATTCAAAAGGATTATTCTACTCTAAAGAAAGAAATAAACTTCGTTCATTTTCTACTTTCAAGACCATGGCTTCCATATGAAAACTGGGGATCCGGGAACCACGGACTATTTCATTCAAATGACTTTCCGGAATTTAATTTCTCAAAAGGTTTTGTTGTAAATAAAAGAGAGAAAGAACCACATCCAGAAACCAGAATTCAATTTGTTAATGATTGGAGAAACGAAGCACGGGAGATAGAGAATAAATATGAAGTAGAACTTTTTGATGAGTTTGATGACTTAAGTGTGTTGATTAAAGAGGGTAGTTTTATATGAAACATAAAGTGATTGCTTGTATTCCTACTAAAGATACAGGATGGTTGTTGAAGAAAACTTTAAAGCATCTTAGTTCTTTCTGTGATAAGATCATAATCAGTGATGATAATAGCACCGATGATACTTATGATGTATGTTCTGAACACTCTTCGGTGGAATATTACAAAAGACCAAAAAGAGAAAATGGAGATAGACAAGGATCTTTACAGAGACAGGAATTGTTAGAGAGAGCCTACAAGCATAATCCAGACTATTTTTTCTTTCTGGATGCAGATGAAATGCCATCTCCGGATATAGTTGATTGGATTGATTCCCTAGACAGCAGAGAAAAAGAAACAACAAACCTTTGGACTTTTCCTTGGGTGCATCTTTGGAATGATGAGAAGCACTATAGAGTAGACTCATATACATCAAAGTTGGGTGCCAATATAAATTGGAATCCATTTACCGTGGATTATAGAAAAGGCTTTTTCGTTAGAAACATTCCAAATTATGAATTGAAGTATGACACAACACAGCACCGAGTCAGACCTTCAAATCAACCTGTGAATGTTCCTAAACCTTGGGTTGATGTTCAGGGTTCTCCTGTTATAATTCACTATGGAAAAATTAGTCCTTACTTTAAGTCGGGACAAAATTGGAAAGATAGAGCAGAGTGGGACAATTACCAGCACGGCAAAGATAAAAATGAAACTTATAAACATCATGAAATTTCTTCTTCAGAAGAAACTTTAGAATTAGAAAGGACGAAAGAAGAATGGCTATGGAAATGAAAACAAAAGAAAACATTTTAGAAGAGTTGAGAGAAAATGGATACGCAATATTGCCAGATTACTGGTCAAAAGATAAATGTCAGGAGGCATTAGATCAACTTGAATCTATTCCGATGCAGGCATTTGAAGGTGGTCAAGGTGGAGATAAAAGATTCCAACATACGAATCGCTACTCCGAAAGTGCGAATGAGTTTTTAAATGATGCATTTATTCAAGACATTGCAAACAATTATAGCAAATGTAAAGACGCAGATAGGGTCATGACAACTGTTCTGAATCATTATCCAGACAGAGAGAGTGACTCTGGTGGAGGTTGGCATGTTGATTCTAAACAACCTCATCAATTCAAAGCACTGTTATATTTAACAGATGTTGATGAAGATAATGGACCTTTTACCTTTGTTAGAAAGTCGAGAGATATTGTTAAAGATTTGCCAATGCATTCCAACAATAGAATCACTGACGAGACAGTTGAAGAGAATGTTGATCCTTCAGATGTAATTGAATGTCTTGGTCCCGCTGGAACTTGTATTTTGGCAGACACTACGTTCCTCCACAGAGGCAAGAAGATAGAAAAGGGAAAGAGAGTGGTTTACACCACATATTTTTATGATCGTTCCTAATGATAATAATAGATAAACAAACAAGAGGTAGATTTGGCAACAAGGTATTTCATTACAATAGTCTTGTTCAGTTATCTAATATTTTAAACCAAGAACATGTTTGTGCCAAGTGGGATGGATCTGATTTGTTTACTGAAATAAAAACAGAGGAAAACACAATCGACACTGATGTAAAGGAAATTCCATCTTTTGATCTGATAAATCTATCGGAGTCTCAATTAAAGAAAGAATATTCATCGGGCAATTTCAAACTTCATTCTCTTTCTTTATGTGGACCTTTTTTCAGAATAACTAAAAAAGATCCTAGAGACTTTATGAAAATAGAATTGAAAATAGGATTCAAAGAAGAATTTATTATAGGAATTCATATCCGTGGGGGAGACACTAGAGGTGCTGATGGGATGCAGTGTAAGGAAATCCATCCTCCAGAATATTACATAAATGCCATTGAGTTTGTAAAGGAACAATACAAAGGTAAACAAATACTATTCTGCTTGTGTACTGATGATCCCGATCCCAATTATCCTTCGTTCCAGAAAACATTAGATCACTTATTAAATACTAAATCAGAAGTGTATTTGGATACTAACAACAGTTATCAAAAAGACTTTTCAATTTTAGCTAACTGTGATGTCTTGATTGCAGGTTCTAGTACCTTTGTTACTGCTGCGGGGATGCTGGGAAAACATAAAAAAATAATTCACAGTAAAGATTTTGTCGAACAGTTTAAAGAAGAGGATCAAAAATGGTATAGCAGTTTTGGAAATGGAATGTTCTTTCATGATATGAATCACATGAAGAGTGATTATTATAATGTTTGGAAACTTTTATGAAAGTTCAAGCAGTGTTGTTCGATTTAGATGGAGTTCTTGTTGACGCATGTGATTGGCACTATCTTGCTTTAAATAAAGCTCTAGAGGGAATTAGAGTAGAGCCAATTAGTCGGGAGGATCATATTACAACTTATAATGGTTTACCTACACGGATAAAACTTGAAATGTTAGGACTCAGCGAGGATGAGTCTACTTTAGTTTGGAAATTGAAACAAGAATATACTCTAAAAACCATAAGACAATATGCAAACATTCAGCAAGAAAAGATTGAGTTGCTTTCTCATCTTAAAGAAGAAGATATCAAAGTGGCATGTGTCACAAATTCAATTCAGGAAACTACAAATGAAATGCTTGAGTCAACTGGTCAGTTTAATTTATTTGATTTGATCATCACAAACGAAATGGTCAATAATAATAAACCCCATCCGGACTGTTATAATCTTGCTTTAAAAAAACTTGATGTTGACCCTGATTGTTGTATAATTGTAGAGGACAGTCCAAAGGGATTACAGTCGGCAAAAGAAAGCAATGTCCCAGATGAAAACATTTGGAAAGTAAAAGACACCAAAGATGTTGATTTGAAAAATTATAGGAGATTTGTAAGTGAAAATTTTAATTCCAATGGCAGGTGAGGGCAGCAGATTTAGTAAGGAAGGATATACTTTTCCTAAACCTCTGATTGATGTAAATGGCAAACCAATGATTCAAACAGTTGTTGAAAATCTCGACTTCAATGCCGAATATATTTTTCTAGTCCGTGGTGAACATCTTCAAAAGTATGAAGGTTTAGAGGATACTCTTCAAAGAATAACGAATGGAAAGTCTACCATTGTTGTTGTTGATCAACTAACAGAGGGTGCTGCATGTACAGCATTGCTTGCCAAAGAACACATCGATAACGATGAGGATTTATTAATTGCAAACTCTGATCAGTACATTGAATATTCTCCTGAAAATTTCGAAACAATAAAGAATATGACAAATGTTGATGCTATGGTTTACGCATTTGAGGCGGTACATCCAAAATGGTCTTTTGTTAAAACTAACTCCAGAGGAATAGTCACAGAAGTTGCAGAGAAGAAACCAATATCAAACATTGCAACCTGTGGGATTTATTGGTATCGTAGAGGCTCAGATTTTGTAAAGTATGCAGAAAGGATGATAGATAAAAATATCAGAGTGAACAATGAATTTTATATTGCACCTGTGTATAATGAACTTATAAATGAAGGTAAAACTTTAATACCTTTTTATGTGCATTCGATGTGGGGCATCGGAACACCAGAAGACTTGCGAGCATTTTTAGATAGATGATTATTATTTCACATAGAGGAAATCTCAGAGGAAAAGATGAAAGTACAGAAAATCATCCAGATCAGATTAGAAAGGCATCAAAAGATTTTCTAGTAGAAGTTGATGTTTGGTATTCGGATGGGTGGCACTTTGGTCATGATAATCCAGAATATGAAGTTAACCTGTGTGAATTTGAAGTTAATCATAGGTGCATTTATCATGCAAAAAACATTCATGCAGCAGAGAGATTGTTAAGCACAAATTTACATTGGTTTTGGCATCAGAAAGATGACATGACAATTACCAGTAATGGATGGATGTGGTGTTATCCAAATAAACCAGCAAAGGGTGGAATCTTAGTTGATTTTAACTCACCTAGATATATGAATAATGTTAGAGGTGTTTGTGTGGATGATCCTTCAGGATGGAGAAATTTGAAATGAAAGTTGCTGTTAATTTTTCTGGTCAGTTTAGATTTTATGATAAACCAGTTCAATCTATTATTCAAAATTTATTAGATCCATATGATTGTGATGTTTTTTGTTATTTTTCTAACAACATATCTAATAATTATGATGATGTTTCAGATCAAGAAATAATAGAAAAAACAAATAAAAAATTAGGATCTAAACTAAAGAAGTTACAAATATCCGGGAAAGAACATAATCCCACAGGAGATGGATCATTCGCAAGTGATTTTTTAAAAACCATTGAATTATATGGCAATGTTCACCCAAGAAATAGAAAAATGGAACTCTGTGACAATCTTAGAAAACAATATGAGAAGGATAATAACTTCAAGTATGATATTGTTGTTAATCTAAGACCTGATTTTATGCTTCAGAAACCATTTAAATTTAAGGAAAATATAGAGGATAAAACTGTTTATGTTATAGGAAAGGAATTTTCAAATAAAGAAAAGGGTTATGAGAAAATTCCAAGAGTATTTGATGGTTTTTGGTATGCTAATTCGCAAACTTTTTCTAAAGCAGTAACAAATATGATAGGTTGGTTTCCTTCTATGAATGGAATTAAAGAGGATCCAAAAGAAATATTTGAAAAACTTAGACTTAAATATTTTATATTCACGCCCGAAGATTGTTTGTTGTATAATTGGATAGTTAAAGATAAATTGAAAGTGGAATTATTTGATCTTCCAATAGTATATCGTCACCCCGATGGTAGAATAGTGAGTTATGAAAATTTTCAACCAATCCATGACAATATTGAAACTAATTTGCCTAGAGGTTTTGTTTTACCAGAAAAATATTGCATAGATGATCTTACTCATCTCTGTCGTTAGGAGATTATTATGATAGATGTAGTGATACCAGCACACAGAAAAGATATTGAAACTCTAGATCTTTGCATCGAAGGCATTAGAAATAATGTAAAGAATGTAAGAAGAGTTATTGTTGTATCAAAAGAAAAAATGACAGACAATGCAGAATTTTATTCGGAGGAAGATTTCCCTTTCTCATTTAAAGATGTCGGCAACATCATTGGTTTTCACAGAAAAACATTTAATTATTATGGGGGATTGATTCAAACCACATCTGCTCTTGTGATACCAGATTTAGAAAGAGATGTTCTAGTTTGTGATGCCGATACTGTATTTCTAAAGGAAACAGAATTCATAGATGAAAATGACATTGCACTTTATAACGTGAGTTATGATCTTCCCTCCCATGTAACATTACATCCTTATCTGGAACACATGGAAAAGTTAATACCAGGTCTCACTAAACAAACACAGTATTCTGGAATATGTCATCACATGCTAATACAAAAAGACATATTGAAAGAAATGTTTGATCGGGTAGAAGACATTCATAAGATGCCTTTTTGGAAAGCAGACATAGGTGTTACACTACAAGATTATAAAAGTTTAAATCCAAAACCTGCTCACCCAGATGCTCCTCTTCTTTTCACAACATATGAATTATATTTTAATTATGTTATGAAGTATCATAAAGAAAGAGTTGCAATAAGACCTCAAAATAGTATACTTGCTTATAAAGGAAGAACGGGAGTTGATGGTTTTGAGGAACACAATATAGGATCAAGAACAAATTTAAAAGGCAATGTTCAAATATTGTCAAGAGAAGAGGAAAGCAAATTTAAATTTGAATCCTTTGAAGAGTCTTGTAAACATATTTCGAAGAGATGTGAGGAACTAGGATATGATGCAGTTACTTTTCAAAACCATACTAGAATTGGTTCACAAAAGCACAGGGAAGAATGCGAGAGGGAGATAAGTGAAATTCTTGCCAGTTAATAGTTTAAATATTTTCCATCTCAAAAAGTTCATAGATGAAATGGGTTCTTCTGAAAAAACATTTAGGTATTATGATAAAAGAAATCCAGAGACAGCTATAAAAAATCATTTACTTACAACAATTTTGTTTGATGATAATGCAGTGGGTTATGGACACCTAGATAAAGAAGACGATAAAATTTGGTTGGGAATATGCGTCAAAGAGGGAAAGCAAGGAAAAGGTTACGGGAAGGAAATAATGAAAAAGTTGGTTGAGTCTTGTTCAGAAGATATCTACTTATCTGTCGATAGTGATAATGAAAAGGCAATCAAACTATACAAATTATTTTCTTTTGAGGAATTGAAAAGAAGTGAAAATATTTTATACATGAAACGAAATGCTTCCAGTTTATAATTTACACATTCCGAAATCCAGTATAGATTACGCGAATGATGCAATGTCATCTTCGTGGATATCCTCTATTGGAAAATACATTGAACTAGCAACAGATAAATTAAAAGAATTTAGTGGTTGCGAGTATGTCGTGTTAACAAACAACGGAACTTCTGCTACACACTTGGTTACTAGATCTTTGAAAAGGTTTAAACCTGAGACTAAGAGAATTCTTGTACCAAGTGCGTGTTATGTTGCAGCTTATAATTCATTGCTATACGACAACAATGATTGGGAAATAGTTTGTCTGGATCTAGACAAAGAAACATGGAACATGAAAGTAGAAGAGGTGGGAGATTTTGATGCGATTTATGCCGTGCATAATTTAGGAAACATCATAAATGTCCCTGCTCTTCAAGAAAAATTTAATTGTCCAATTATAGAAGATAACTGTGAGGGTTTTTTTGGTGAGTACGAAAACAAACCATCAGGATCAAAATCCCTATGCTCTTCTCTTTCCTTCTTTGGAAATAAAAATATAACGTGTGGAGAAGGTGGAGCTTTCTTAACAAACGATAAGTCAATATATGATTTCGCAATTAAGTTGAGAGGACAGGGACAAACGGAAGAAAGATATATTCATGATGAACTTGGTTACAATTATAGAATGACAAATGTTCAAGCAGCGATTCTTTTAGGACAACTGGAGAATGCAGAACATATCCTTGATAACAAGGTAAGAGTTTTTGATAGGTATAAGAAAAACTTAAAAGATGTTCCCGGTATTTCTTTTCAGAAAGAGGAAAAGAATACTTCCCATTCTAATTGGATGTTTGGAGTTAAGTTTGATCATCTTAAATCATATAAGGATGCGAAAAAGTATTTTACTGATTGTGGTATAGATGTAAGACCCATGTTCTACTCGTACAGAAAACATAAACATATTATGGAATCTGGGTTGTTTGTGGGAGAAGATGCTGTTTCGAATGATATAAATAATACAGTTGTTATATTTCCTTCTTATCCTGATTTGACAGATAAGGAAATTGATTATGTTTGTGAAAAGATTCTTATTTTTGTGAAAAGGTTAATGTATGCACATTTTAAATTATGATACCAAAAAATATTATTTTGCTGAGTTGGTGGGAAGTCTCTACAACATAGACTTAGCAGATCTAGACAGTGAAGATGAGAAAACAAATCTAACATTAGGTAAAGATACTCATACTTCTCTCCATAAAATTTATTATAACAAGATAGATGCAGACGGTGGATGGCCAGAGTTTGATAATCTATACAAAGCATTTGTCAGAGAAGTTATCTTTCCATTGTTTGAAGATGACGAGTTGATCTATCAGAAGACTCCCGGCATTCGTTTCAATAGACCGGGAGCGAAAGCAGTTTATAGGTGGCACTCAGACGGTGATTCCCACCATAAGCATCCTCTCGGCGAACTGAATGTATTTTTGCCACTCACTAAATCTTTTGATACCAATACTGTATGGATTGAAAGTTTGCCCGGACTTGGAGACTTCGCTCCAGTAAATCTTGAGTATGGTCAATTCCTTTTCGCTTACTTCAATCAGTGCCGTCATGGAAACCAAGATAATGAAACCGGCAAGACAAGAGTTAGTTTTGACTTTAGAGTTATGCCTGGTTTTGCGTATGATGATAAATGTGATAAAGTCACATGTACAACAAAACAACCCTTTACAGTAGGTGGGTATTATGATAAAATGAGTCGTGATGAAACACCAGATACATTTGATCCGATTGAAAATGCAAAGTTAGGTTCAGCATGTTAGTACAAAAGTATATGGACGAGTATAAACTTTCCGATCCGTGGGATGTGGTTGATTTGTTTGAAAAAGTTCTAGCAGAATATGCTGGAAGCAAGTATGCTGTCGCTGTAGATAATTGCACAGATGCGATGTTTCTTTGTCTGAAGTATCTTAAAGCAGAAGGCGAAATTATTTTGCCAAAAAGAACATATGTTTCTGTTCCTTGTACTGTCATTCATGCTGGGTGTCAAGTAAAGTTTGAGGACATTAAGTGGAGTGGAGCATATCAACTTAATCCATATCCAGTATGGGATGGAGCTACTAGAATGAAGCAGGGAATGTACGTTCCAGACTCTTACTATTGTTTGTCTTTTCATAGAAGAAAACACATTCCAATCGGCAAAGGTGGAATGATACTCACGAACAACAAAGATGCATATGAATGGTTTAAGGTAGCTCGGTATGAGGGAAGACATATGGACAAGTTGTATAAGGATGACTCCTTTGATATGATTGGATGGAACATGTATATGCCTCCGGAACAAGCAGCCGAGGGACTGGAGTTGTTTAAAAATATTTCAGATGATAATGATGATCTGGAAACTTCTGGTATGCATAAGGATTTGTCAGAGTTTCCAATATATGAAAAGGCAAACCGATGAGTACAAAAATAATTGCAGAGATTGGAATAAATCATAATGGTGACATTAATATCGCAAAGAAATTAATTGATGTTGCTGCTGTTGCAGGATGCGACTTTGTAAAGTTTCAAAAGAGAAATCCTGATGTATGTGTACCAGAAGATCAGAAGTATAAGAGGAGAGATACTCCTTGGGGAAATCTCATGTATCTAGAGTACAAATATCGAATGGAGTTTGATCACTCTCAATACGATGAATTGTTTTCATATGCTGATTCAAAAGGAATAGGAATGTTTGCATCAGTTTGGGATAATGATTCTGTTGACTTCATGAGAACTTACACAAGCACAATGAAGGTTCCTTCTGCTCTGATCACAAACAATGATCTTTTATTTTATGCAAGAGATCGATCAGATTATTTAATGATCTCAACAGGAATGAGCGAAGAAAAAGAAATAGAAAATGCAGTGAAGGTAGGAAACCCTGATCTCATATTCCATACTAACTCCTCATATCCATCCCCGGTTGATGATTTAAATTTGAATTATATAGAATGGTTATATGAAAAGTATCCAGATAAAGATATTGGTTACAGTGGACATGAATATGGCCTTGTCCCTACATATGCAGCAGTTGTCAAGGGTGCTACTTGGATTGAAAGACACATAACACTAGACAGAACAATGTGGGGATCTGATCAGATGGCATCTGTAGAGCCTCATGGACTAATAAAATTGGTAAAAGATATTCGTAGTATAGAAAAGTCACTAGGAGATAGTGGTCCTAGAAAGGTTTTGGAATCTGAATTAAGTAAAAGAGAATCATTGAGGGGTTAATATGAAAACAGTAGCGTTGATATTAGCGAGAGGTGGCAGCAAAGGAATCCCAAATAAAAACATTCAGTTGTTGGGTGGGGAGCCTCTAATAGCATACTCAATAAATGCAGCAAAATATTCTGATGTGGATGAAGTTTGGGTTAGCACAGATTCTGCAAACATAAAAACTTTGGCAAAAAAGTTTGGGGCGAAAGTCATAGACAGACCTTCTGAATATTCAAAGGACGAATCGCCAAACGAAGATGCTCTATTACATTTTGCAGAGAATGTAGAGTTTGATATTCTTGTTTCGATGCAGCCTACTTCCCCTTTGATTTCTCCTAAGTATATAAATGAAAGTGTAGAGAAAATAAAGGAAGGATTCAATTCTTCGTTTACTGCATACAAGGAACACTGGTATCCAAGATGGACAAAGAACATTGAACCAATCGGTTTTAAGAATGAAAGCAGACCGAGAAGACAAGATAGAAATGATGTTTATGTGGAGAATGGTGCAGTCTATACCACCACAAGAAAAGATTTGATAAAATCTAAAACTAGAGTAAGTGGAAAGATTGCGGTAGTAGAAATGCCTTTTGCGGATAGTATTCAAATTGACACCTATGAAGATATGAAATTAGTGGAGAAAATTCTATGATTTACTGTTTTGATTTGGATGGAACTCTTTGTAAATTGTCAGACAGCTATGAGACGGATGAGTATGATAAATCATATCCTATTCCAGAAAGAATAGAAAAAGTAAATTCTCTCTACAAACGTGGTCATAAGATTATCATAGAGACTGCAAGAGGGTCGGTTTCCGGAAAAGACTGGCACCAAGTTACTAAAGATCAATTAAAAAATTGGGGAGTAAAGTATCATGTACTCCGAACAGGAACCAAACATGCAGCCGATCATTATGTTGATGACAAAGCTATAAATGCTTCTGACTTTTTTACAAAACGTGGAGACACACTTAAATTATGATATTAATTTGCTACGGAACAAGACCAGAGTATATCAAAGTAAAACCCCTTATTGAAAAAATGAGGGGAGTTGTTCCGTTTCAAATTCTACATGTTGCTCAACATCAAGATTTAGTGGATGGAGAATATGATCATTTCATTGAAATAAAAGATGGTGAAAATAGATTAGATTCTATCATTTCATCTGTAATGAATTCTTTTGATTTTAAGGAACATGGAATCTCTCATGTAATTGTTCAGGGGGACACTGCTACTGCGTATGCGATTGCTCTAACTGCGTTCAATCATAAAGTTCCTGTTATACATTTAGAGGCAGGAATGAGAACCTATGATCTAGAAAATCCATATCCAGAAGAAGTATATCGACAATGCATTTCAAGAATTGCATGTATTCATTTTGCTCCTACCTCCAACGAGGCCTGTCTCCTGAAACAAGAAAAGGTGCATGGCGACATTCATGTTGTAGGAAATACGGTTCTGGATAATTTGTTGGGGGTTCCTTGTGAGTATGGGAATGTGGTTCTTCTGACAATGCATCGAAGAGAAAATCACCATGTAATTCCAGAATATTTTAAGACTTTCTCAAAATTAGCAAAAGATAATCCGGATTTGCAATTTGTTTTACCATTGCATCCAAATCCGAATGTTCAAAAACATAAAGACTTGTTGGAGGGAGTTTTGGTTATAGATCCTTTGCCATATGATTCGATGATAAGTTCAATCGCAAAATGCAGAATGATTATTTCGGATAGTGGTGGGATTCAAGAAGAGGCAGCATTCCTTAAGAAAAAGATTATTGTTTGCAGACAAACGACAGAAAGAGTTGCTTCCCTTGAATCATCCTCATTTATATGCAGATCACCAGAAGATCTAGAAAAAATATTCTATCGGTTAAAAGATGACTACATAGTAGAGAAGGATTGTCCATATGGTGACGGTCGATCCAGTGAAAAGATTTTGGAGATTTTGAAATGCGTTGTTTAGTTACAGGTGGAGCAGGTTTCATAGGATCTAACCTTGTTGATCGTCTTATACAAGATGGCAATGAGGTTGTTGTCATTGATAATGAATCATCAGGTTCCTATGAAAAATTTCATTGGAACGAGTCTGCTGAAAATTACAAGTATGACATAGCGGACTATGATAAAATATATCCACTGTTTAAAAATGTTGATGTTGTCTTTCACTTAGCTGCACAAGCTAGGATACAGGTTTGTATAGAAAACCCTGTTACGGCAGTTAAATCTAATATTTTAGGAACTTCTTGCGTTCTGCAATGTGCAAAAGAGAATGGAATCAAAAGAGTAATTTATTCTTCGACATCTTCTGCGTATGGTTTGAAGAATGATCCTCCATTAGTAGAGTCTATGCAAACTGATTGTTTAAATCCTTATTCTGTTTCTAAAGTAGCTGGTGAGGATCTGTGCAAAATGTATAATGATCTTTATGGATTGGAAACTATAATTTTTAGATACTTCAATATTTATGGCAACCGGCAACCAACAAAAGGACAATACTCCCCCGTTATTGGTTTATTTCAAAATCAATTAGAATTGGGAAAACCAATGACAGTTGTTGGTGATGGTTTACAAACAAGAGACTATACAAATGTTTCAGATGTAGTTGAAGCAAATATTTTAGCTTCTCAAACTCAAGAGAAGGAAGCGTTTGGTCAAATCTTTAATATAGGATTTGGAAAAAACTATAGTGTAATGGAATTAGTAGAAATGTTAGGCGGAAAAGATGCAAATTATGTTAACATACCTAACAGACTTGGAGAGTCCAGACATACTTTATCTGACTGTTCAAAAGCAGAAAGAATATTAAATTGGAAAGCAAAAATTGACTTAAAAGAATGGATTAAAATATGCAAGAAACAATTAGTGTAGATGAATCTAAGATTGTTAAGAAGGCTCCCAAACCTGAAGGAATAAGTGTAACACTCTGTATGATAGTGAAGGATGAATCTCACATCATCAAAGAATGTTTAGAGTCTATGCTTCCATTCATTGATAGGTATGATATCACCGATACTGGATCAACTGATGGGACTCCTGAATTGATTAAAGAATATATGGATGAACGAGGAATTCCCGGTGAGGTATATATTTCTGACTGGAAAGGTTTCGGTAAAAGCAGAACAGAAGCACTAGGAAGATGTGACGACAAAGCAGATTATATCTGGATGATCGATGCTGACGATAGGGTCACTGGAAATTTTAAATATCCTCCGGTTATGGATGCAGATGCATACAGTCTTCGACTAGGAAGGCCAGATTTTTCTTGGTTTAGAAATCAAATATTTAAAACAGGCGTTCAGTGGGAGTATGTTGGAATTCTTCACGAATATGCAGAATGCAAATCCAAAACACCTGAAACCACTAGAGTTGTCAAGTGGGATCAAGGAGACTACTTTGTTGAAGCAAGAACTCTTGGTGCTAGAAATGTGGGAATTGATCCTAAAGATAAGTATGCAAAAGATGCAGAACAACTTCTAGATGCACTTACTAATGAAGAATCTGATACTTACGAACCCAATAATGTTCGTTATCAATTCTATCTTGCTCAATCTTATTTTGATTCACATCAATGGGATGAAGCAGTGGAAGCATATAAGAAGAGAATAGAAATGGGAGGATGGGAAGAAGAAATTTGGTTCTCTTATTTCAGAATTGCGATCATCTATGCGATTCAGGAGAAGACATGGGGAGAAGTAAAACAAGCATATCTAGATGCTTTCGAATATAGACCTCATAGAGCAGAACCTCTATATGAAATCGCAAGAGTATGCAGGACTATGGGAAAGCCTCGTCAGGCTTACATTTATGCTAAAATGGGAGTAGAAATACAATATCCCGAGCAAGATATTCTATTCATTGCAAAGGATGTATATGATTGGAAAATGTTAGATGAATTTGGTTCTGTTGCCTTTTATATTGGAGATTTCCAGAATGGTGGGGGAGCATGTCAAAAACTGATGGCAGAAAATAGATTCCCCGATTCAGAGAGGGAGAGGATCTCTAATAATTTAAGATCATATGAAGCTCAGATTCAAGCTCTATACCAACAGAGAATGCAGTTTGAAGAGAATCAAAAAAGAATGATTGAGGAAAATAAGCAAAAAGAAAGAGAAGAAAAGAAGCAGCAGAAAGCTGTAAAAGCCATGCAACCTAAAAAATCCACAAAAACCCAAAGTCCAAAGAAGGGAAAAAAGAAAAGGAATAAATAGTATAAAAGGGAAAAAACATGGCAGTTAATTACAATTTAGAAGCACAGCAAGGCGCAAACTTCACATTTCATGTTAAATATCTGGATGAAAATAATAGTCCGGTTGATTTGGCAGGAATGACTGCTTCCATGCAGGTACGAAGATATGCTACTTCAAGTACAAAATTAATAGAATGGGCATCTCACAATGTCGGTTCCATACTATACCCTTTGGGAGTTACCACGGACGGAACAGGGGGAAGTGGTGGAATAAAATTAAATGCAACTTACACTGGCGGAACAGCTAGTATTCTTATCAACGGTATGACGGGATCAACTGGAGGAATCTATGTTACTGCTGATCCCGAAACAATGAGTCATGTTCCTGTTGGTAAACATTATTATGACCTTGAATTGATAAATGGAAATACAATTTTAAGAATAGTTGAAGGAAGATTCGAAGTCAAAGGAAATGTATCGAGATGAAGATAAGCATAAGAGAAGAAAATCTTATTAAGAAAACAGTTCAAAAGAAAATTCTTGCAAGTCTTGATGTTATCAATATGATTACAATCAAAAAAGAAGTAAAAAATAATAGATTTACTTTGAGATGAATTATGTTAGAAAGTTTTTCAAATTATTCTCCTAAAAATGAATATTCTGTTCGCACGGGAAATTCAAATGTAATTACAGGTTCAAATAAAATTGGATCTGAATTTGCTATAGTACAAGACGTTGGAGAGATAAAAGAAAATACTACCTTAACTCTCGTCGAAAAAGAAAATGCAGTAGATCCTTTTTTCTTTCAAGTAGGAAAAGGATTAGCAGAGGCATATTTCAAAGACTCCAAACAAAAATATTATTGTTTTACAGGCTCCACTTCTCAAATTGAAGAATTGTTTGACTCAATTGAACCCAAGTTCGAAGAACATATCATTGAAGATGAAGAGATAATAAATGAGATTATGATTCAAGGACCTGTTGGAGAAAAGGGAGATATTGGTGAACAAGGCCCCCAAGGTGAAATAGGACCACAGGGAGTAAAGGGAGATACCGGCTTAAGAGGAATTCAAGGTGAACAAGGCCCTCAGGGAGAGCAGGGGGATCAAGGTGAACAAGGCGAAGTTGGAGAACAAGGCCCTCAAGGCGAACGAGGTGAAGTTGGAGAACAAGGCCCTCAGGGAGAACAGGGTGTCCAAGGTGAGCAAGGAATTCAAGGAATACAAGGTGAACAAGGCGCTAAAGGTGAGCAAGGAATTCAAGGAGTTCCCGGCATTAAAGGTGATCGGGGCGAACAGGGAATTCAAGGCGAACAAGGTCTTCAAGGTGAGCAAGGAATACAAGGTGAACGTGGCGAAGTTGGAGAAAAAGGCCCTAAAGGTGAACAGGGCATCCGGGGAGTTCGGGGAGAAAAGGGCGATAGAGGTGCAGAGGGAAAACGAGGACTTAAAGGCGAAAAAGGCGACAAAGGCGATCCAGGCGAAAAGGGAGATCCCGGAGAACCTGTGCAAATTAAAACTGGAAAAGGACTAAAGTACAACAAAAAGAAAAATGAACTTTGGTTAGATCCAAACACATTCCCTCCAGTTCCATTAGGACAAGTTGGGGGTGCAGTGATCGGCGGCGGTGGTAGTAACACTGGTGTCCAATCTGATGAAACAGTAATCAGAAGCACAGTAAGGCATATAAATTTTGCCTCAGACTTTACGGTGGAGAAGACTGGAAAAGAAGACGTTAAAGTTACAGTGAATCCAGCAACTCAAGAAAACCGACATGCACAAGCTAACTACGGCTCATTGTCAGCCGGTGCTGCTAAGTCACAAGAGTCAAACAATCCCTCAATTGTATTAACTGCTGGTGGCAATAATGAAATATTCCAAAACTTGGATATGAAAGATAATGAAATAAAAAATGTAAAATTAGACGGTGGAACTTTCACCTAAATAATACGAGGTAATAATTATGGTAACACATATTCAATTTCATAGATCTTGCGTAGCGGGAGCAACTCCCGACGTTTCTACAATGTACGAGGGTGAGCCTGCTGTCAATCTTACTGATGGCATCTTATGGGTAAAAGGCTGTACTAGCGAATTGGTTCTTTTTCCTACAGGAGTTTCTTCTGTAAACGGTTCGACGGGCGATGTTACTATAACTGATTTAGTGGGTGTTGAAACATTCAACGGAGCGACTGGTGACGTACAGGGAGTAGGATCATTCAATGGATTAACCGGAACTGTTGACACATCTACTTTATTGATTCATGCTGATGGAATTTCTGCTGATGGTGCAACATTTGGTGATAATATCAATTTGGGTGGTAATATTGTTCACTCAGGAGATACCGATACTCTTTTACAGTTTGATACGAATCAGGTAACTTTAAAGGCAGGAAATGCTACACTGTTAGAAGGCAATGCAAATGGTGTTCTCCATGTACCAACAGGTGTCTCTGGTGGTGGAGCGACATTCAGCGAAAATGTAGTGATTGAAAATGTCGGAGATATTGCACTCACAGTTAAAGGAGATACCGATAACTCTGGTGAAAACGACAACCCACTCATTCGTTTAGAACAAGACGGAGGAGCAGTCAGTTGTAATATTGGAATCAATGGTGACTCGAACAATCAATTTGTAGGCGCACAACCAAATGCGTTCTACATTGAAGCGGAATCATCTTCCGGTGCGGTTAACCAATTAATTCAATTTGCAACAAACAACGCAGATGTAATGACACTCAATGGTGATGGTAATGTTGGAATCAACACAAGTGTACCAAGAGAAAGATTAGAAGTTCAAGGCACAATTCAAGCAACAGGAGTTTCTGCTGAAGGATTGACTTGTAGTGGCAATATCATCATAGGTGAAGATGCATTCATTGGAACTGCTGCTGACGATGAAAGAATTAAATTTGATGGTTCAAGTAACATACTTTCGTTTAGAACTCCAAATGTCCAAATTGAGAGAAAACTAGCACACTATGGAGATGGAGATACATACCTTGACTTTACTTCGGACAGATTAAAGGTTGAAGTGGGTGATAGTTTAGTAATGGATATGAGTGCTGGCGGAATCACAATGGGAGATTTCGAGCTTACTCGACCTAAGCTGAAGGATTATTCTGAAACTGCATTAGCAACTAGCACTAAAAGTGCTTCGTTCAATGTTGATTTTGAAGACGGTAATGTCCAATCCTTCACTTTCAGTGATGACCTTACAGTGAGTTTCACCAACCCACCTGCAAGTGGTTCAGCAGGAACAGTTACACTTATTATTACAAATGGTGGCGCAAACACAACAACTTGGCATTCAAATGTATATTGGCCGGGAAATAATGCCCCTTCACTTACATCGAGTGGTGTAGATATTATTTCGTTTGTGACAATCGATGCAGGAACTAAAATTTACGGATTCGTTGGTGGACTTAACTTCCTAAATTCATAGGATTATATTATGTTAGGCGTAAGCAAAGCAACAAATACAAGAGCCTATCAATTACTGAACACCGGAACTATCACAAGCACTGGTGCCCAAAGTTATACCATTCCCGCAGGAACTTTATATCTTGAAGTTGAGATGTGGGGCGGAGGAGGCGGTGGTGGTAACAAAACAACCGTTGGTGGTAGAGGTGGCGGTAGTCACGGCGGTGGAGGCGGCGGTGGTGGTGCTTATGTAAAGAAAACATATTATGGTGCAGCGAACATGCAAGCATCAGATACTTTAAACTTCACAGTTGGTGCTGGTGGTGCTGCTCAAGCCGCTGGTGCAAATACCACTCTGGATACACATAAAAGAAGTTCTACAACCATCACAACATTTTCTTCTGTTTCCGCAGGAGGAGGTGGAGCAGGAGAATCTTCATCAGCAGGAAACGGTGGTGCTGCTGGTACTGCATCAAATGGAGATGTTAATACAAACGGAAATGCTGGTGCAAACCAGTCTGGTGCAGATGGTTTTGGTACTGAACTAGGAGCGATCGGCGGAGATGCAGCAACATTCACCGGCGCCGATTCGGGAGAAGAAGGCGGTGGTGGTGCAGGGGGAACCGCCAGCGTAACTCCGGGTGATGGAACTGCTCCCGGTGGAGGCGGTGGTGGTGGTTATGCCGGAAGCAGCAACACTACCGGAGGAGCAGGGGCAAATGGAAAAGTTATTGTAAAGGCATATGGATAAATCTTTAACCATATGGTATACTAAGTCCTGCTAATTTTAGAAGGAGTTTGTTATGAAATTGAAGTATTACAAGATGAAACAAGATGTGCAAGATCCTATTTTCGCCACAGATGGCTCTGCGTGTTTCGATATTCACGCATACCTATCAGAAGAAAATAAAATATGGTCTGGTTTACCGAAGCCTGTTGTTACCATTTACAACATGGAAAACAAAAAAGAAATAAGAGAATGTAAAATGTGGGCAGGAGAAAATTCTTCTTTTGATGTGGGTATTGAATTATTTCCTGGCGACAGGGCTTTAATTCCAACCGGCTTAATTTTTGATATTCCCGAAAATCATTCTGTTCGAGTCCACACAAGATCAAGCATTTCCCTGAAAAAAGGATTGATTCTCACCAATAGTGAAGGTATAATTGACTCAGACTATTATCATCAAACTTTCATTATGCTGTATAATGCCAGTGCAGATGAGGTCAGAATTCATCATGGAGACAGAATCGCTCAAGGTGAATTAGTTCAAACTTATAATTATGATTTAGAGCAAACCATAAACATCCCCGAACGAAAGACAACTAGAGTTGGCGGGTTTGGCTCAACGGGAGTTAATTGATGAAAAAGATGAATCGAGAAGAACTACTCAAACACCACGACTCACTTTGTAATGAAGCAAAGGAATTGATGAAAAAGAAAAATCATGATTACGCCGGTAAGGGTGGCGACTCACCATTCGCCAACTTTGAAAGAACAGAGGCGATGGGAATTTGCTCGACAGAAGCAGGTGTTCTTGTTAGAATGGTAGATAAGATTTCGCGTCTAAGCACCTTCGTTGAAGCCGGAGAACTCAAAGTAGATAACGAAACTTATCATGATGCGATTGTTGATATTATCAATTACTGTGTTTTGTTGAGTGGTATCGTTGAAGAGAAAGCATGAGTGAACACTACACCAATGTAGCATTAAGGGGAAAGAATATCCTCTATCGTGGTATCAATGAGGACGGGACTCGCTTTCAAAGAAAAGAAGAGTTTCGTCCTACCATGTTTGTCCCTTCGAAAGAAAAGACAAAGTTTAAAACATTGAATGGTGTTTATGTGGAACCGATTCAGCCTGGAAACATTCAAGACACCCGTGAATTTATTAATCGTTATGAGAATGTTCAGGGGTTTGAAATTTACGGGAACAATGATTTCATTTATCAGTTCATTGGTGCGAACTATCGCGGTGAAGTTGACTATGATTTCTCAAAGATTAAAGTAGCGACTATCGACATCGAATGTGAATCGGAGTATGGATTCCCTCGACCAGACAATCCAAACGAAAGAATCAATGCGATCACAGTTGACTTTAATGGTTGGGTTTACGTTTTTGGTTTGGGTGAGTTTTCTCTTGAAGAGAAAGAGAACCTAAGACAGTTTGTATTTGAAACTGAAGAAGAGTTACTTGACTCTTTTCTTTCAACGTGGGAACTCGAATCTCCTGATGTCGTGACTGGATGGAATGTTCGATTCTTTGACATTCCTTATCTTGTAAATCGAATCTCTGAAGTATTGGGCAGTTCTGCTGCAAAGCGTTTGTCTCCTTGGAAAGTTCTCAAGGAACGTAGTATTCGTAAGATGAATCGAGAGAATCAAACTTATGAAATCGTAGGCGTTTCCACTCTTGATTATTATGAATTATATAAGACGTTTACTTATGTGAATCAGGAATCATATCGTCTAGATCACATTGCATTTGTTGAACTCGGCGAGAAGAAGTTGTCTTATGATGAGTATGACAGCATGGCAACATTCTACCGAAATGATTTCAACAAGTTTATAGAATACAACGTGAAAGATGTTGAGCTTATCAAGAATCTTGAAGACAAGATGAAACTGCTTGAACTTGCGGTTTCTCTTGCTTATGCTGCCAAGGTTAACTTCATGGATGTATTTG